ATGGTTGACGGACATGTCTGTCTGGCTACCGACAGCACTGGTGCTCGCTACACCGATCATGTCTTCGGATTCAGCGGCGACCCTTGGCGTGGAGCAACGATCTTGACCGAGGCCGTTGTCAAGAAGTTGGAAGCAACAGGAGAGACGCCGCTTCGCATGATTGTCGAAACATGCCCTCGAAAGGAGCAGAAGCATGGTTGACGTCGAAAAGATCATCGAGAACGGCAAGTCGATGGGGCTCATGCCTCGACGACAGAGCGTCAGCGTCTCGGGCCACGGCAAGTCATGGCAGACGATCAGTGCCGAGCAAGTGGTTGTCGGGGACGTCTGGCAGGACCACGGGCTCGTACGATCGATCGAGGATGCTTACGACAGCATCCACTTGCAGATCCGGGCTGGCGATGACGGGAAGATCTCCCCGACGGTCATGGCCAAGTCGACGCTGGTCCGAGTGTTCGGCAAGTCCCGATGAGCAAGGCCCCCGTGGTGGAACAGGCAGACACGCTTGTCTCAAAAGCAAGTGCCGAAAGGCGTGAGGGTTCGACCCCCTCCGGGGGCACCGCAATGCTGTTCGACGTGCTGGACGAACTGGACTTCGATCCAGAGGTCCCGTGCGAAGTGAAGTACAAGAAGTCGGGCCGACAGTGCGGCAACCCGGCTGACATCGTGATCCAAGGCGCATGCCCCAACTGCCATCGAAGCAAGCCGCGCACGCACTTGATCTGCTACAACCCGCACTGGCTCCGGGCTCGCGACAGGCCGCTCGGATGCGCCCACTGTGGCTGGCAAGGCAAGTGGGGCGACTTCTTCACGCTCGTCCGTTGGCTCCGATAACCGAAAGGCAGCATCATGCACTTCTGTACAGACCACTGGGATCGTCTCCGCAAGGCGATTGAAGAACGGGGTCTTGCCTCACTCGTTCCCGACAGCGGCGAGAAGGCAGCGTCCAACATGGCTCGGGAGTTGGAGGGTGAACGAAGTATTGACACGTTCGATCCGCTGATGAACGCGCACTGGGCGATCGTGAACAACCTCATGGCTATCGCAAGCAATCCGATCGCAGTAATGCAGCACGACGGTTGCCCACTGTGCTTGGCGAACGAGACCCACGAGGCTCAATGCACGGACCCGGACTGCGAGGGGCCGAGAGACACCATGTTCGACTCGTGGATCGACAAGGCTGCGGACGAGCAGGTCGAGGTGTGGAAGGAGTTGAACGAAGGGTGACGTGGTGGATGGCGGAGTCGGATCTCGACCTCGTCATGGCATGTGCACGCCTCTTGGTAGAAGAGCACGGTTGGGAGCCGTTCCATGCGATCGAGCAGGCTAACCGCTTCTGGAAGAAGGTAGATCGGGTTCTTGACGAAGAATCCTGTTGGATGTGGACGGCAACACTGAATGCTTATGGCCGTCCGCAGGTGTACTGGAACGGAAGGCTCTGGATGGCCGGGAGGGTCGCCTTGTGGATGGCGACCGGAGTAGTCCCAGAGAAGAACGATGCTTGCCACACGTGCGACAACCCGCCGTGCGTACGCCCGGATCATCTGTGGTGGGGCAGCAGGACTGACAACGTGCGGGACATGATGAAAAAGGGTCGGGCTGCATGGCAGGTCGACCCCGAGTTCGTGAAGAAGACGATGCATCGTCACTTCACGAGATAGGAGGTGAGCCATGCGTCTAGCCGTCCTTCCGATAACAAGTTTCCGCCACTTGAAGGGCGAGTCTTAGCGTGAGCATCCGAGATTGTGATGTTCACCGCCCAGATCAAGCAGTGGGTCCACGAGCACGAAGACACATGGGTGTACTTCATCCTGCCGGAAGACTGCAAGGACCAAGGGTGGGAGGGGATCATCGAGGAATGGCCGCGCTGTTCGGTCCTGTGGATCGACAAGTTGGGGCTGTACTACGACAAGTTGACCGACTTGCCCGGCACGTTCCTCGACACGTTCAACCTGCGTATCGGTCGCTACCAGATCGACGGCCTCGTCACGTCGCGACGGGCTTTGACGATCGGGATGGCCCGAGAGTTGTGGGACCACCGCATGAAGACGTCGCTGCCCATCTTCATCGACGAGTCCATGGTCGTGGAGCGCAACCTGACGCCGTCGCAGGTCAGCGAGATCGAGATGATGGCGCAGACTCTCGGCTACGCCTACGGCTACCCGGTGTTCGACACGGAGATCCAGAAGAAGAACGCGATGAGCGCAGCCCGCCGCTACCTGTCCGGAGCGCAGACGCTGAAGGCGATCGAGAAGAGCGTCGTGATCCCGTGCGGATTCAACCCCGACCGCACCGACGCCGTCCTCGCTGGTCAGGACACGACCAAGGAGGAGAAGTTCACGTGCTTCTTCGGTGGTCGTCTCAACAAGGGGTCCAAGAGGGCAGACATCATGCTTCGGGAGTACGACGACTTCTTCCGGTTCGGGCGTGACGTCGACATCGTGGTGTGCAGCCCTAAGGATGAGGGCTGGATTCTCGACATGGTGAAGAAGGAGTACCCGGAGATCAAGGTGCTCGTCCAGACGCCCAGTGACGAGTTCAAGGCTCGGGCCGCTCGGGCGCACGTCTTCCTCAACACGTCGGCTCATGAGGGGTTCTCGGTCGGGTTCGCCGAGATGATGTACCTGACGAAGTACGGCACGGTGCTGATCGCCCCCCGCACGCACTGGACGCAGGGCATGTTCAAGGAGAAGTTCGACGAGTACCCGTTCCTGTACAACAACTTCGAGGAAGCCCGCGTCATGCTTCGCTGGGTCCACGAGAACTACGACGAAGCGGTCAAGAAGATCGCATGGCTCGGTGACTGGGTCCGCGAGCAGTACGACATGCAGCGGACGAACGAGGAGCACTGGCAGCACTACAAGGCGGTCACGGACCGGGAGTTGGGGTCGGAGTACGTCCGGGGCTTGATGTCCACGAGCAACCGCGAACTGACGCTTCAGGCGCTTCAGTCCATGCCGGAGGAGTTCACGATCGAGGCGCTCTATCGCCAGATGACGGAAGAGTCGCGGGCCATGAAGGAAGACCCGCGCCGAGGTCAGACGACCAAGTGGGCTGTCCGTCGATGGTTGATGAACGAGGGCATCGCAGAGGATCTGCACAACAGCCCCGAGACTCGGATGAGGAAGTTGCCGATCGAATGGGAAGTCATCAAGCCTGCGAACTGGGAGGCTGAGACCATTGAGGAGGCAGCGCCCGAAGAGGAAGAGGTGACGTCATGATCCTCGTAGTCGCAGGGACTCGTCCGGAGATCATCAAGTTGGCTCCTGTGTACGCCGCCCTCCGCAAGGCGCGGTTGGAGCCCGAGTGGTTGTTTACCGGCCAGCAGGCCGACCTCGCTCGACCCACGTTCGGCGTCTTCGACATGATCCCTGAGTACGAGTACACGCTCACTCGACCCAAGGGCACGCTGACGGAGTTGAACGCCCTGCTGGCGAATGTCATGCAGGAGGCGTTGGACGACCTGAACCCTCAGATGGTGATCGTTCAGGGTGACACGCTCTCGGCGGCTGTCGGTGCACAGCAGGCGTTCCTCGGCGGAGTCAAGGTAGGACATGTTGAAGCAGGACTGCGCTCGTGGGATGTGATGTCGCCGTTCCCTGAGGAGGCGAGCAGGGTCTGGATCGACGCGGTGGCTGACTACAAGTTCGCCCCGACGGCGCAGGCTGCCACGACGCTGTCAGGCAACGTCTACGTCACCGGTAACACGGGGATCGATGCACTGGCGATGGTGAAGCGGACGAGGCCGCGCAAGGGGTCGTATGCCGTCGTGACGCTGCATCGTAGGGAGAATGCCTTGTCGGTCCGGAACATCTGTCAGGCCGTCAAGCAGTTGGCGCAGGACCGGGTGTTCGACTACATCGTCTGGCCGGTGCACCCGAACCCGATCGTCCGTGACGTCGTCCCGAAGTACATGAAGAACATTCGGAACGTCGAGTTGATCGAACCGCTGCCCTACGACGAGATGGTGAACCTTGTTCGGAACTCGCGCATGCTCCTCACCGACTCGGGAGGCTTGCAGGAGGAGGCGCTGGCACTCGACGTCCCCTGCCTCGTGATGAGGGCGGAGACGGAGCGTCCGGAAGGCATAGCGGCTGGTGGTGCACGCCTCGTTGATCGTGACAGGAACAAGATCGTCGGCTGGGCCAAGTGGATCATGAGCGACCAGTCGGAGTGGGACGCCATGGCACAGGCACCGAATCCGTACGGGGACGGTAAGGCTGCGGAGAGGATCGCGGCGGTCTGCAAGGCCGTACTTGGAAACCAGTGCGTCAAACCCGAAGTAGCGAACTGGGATGGTGCCCATGCCTAAGGCGAAGGTCGCTTGGGTCACGCACACCTCGCTGTTCACGGGCTACATCGGTGGGGCTGAGATGGCTGATGAAGCCATGATTCGACGGGCTCCGGTCGGAGTGAACGTCACCGTCATGCATCCACAGAACTTGCCGGACGACTTGGAGTCGTACGACCGGGTCGTGATCTCGGGAATGGTCGGACTGGACATCGAAAGCATCGAACGACTGATCGCCATGTCACCCGTGTCGTGGCTGCATCATCAGCAGGAGCCTATGGCGTTGCTGAGGTGGCTGTACGAAGGGTCGTCGTACGTCGTGACTCTCACGCCCCAGCACGAGGAGATCGAACGTCGCTGGCTGCCGAATGCCCGGTTCGCCATGAACCCCGGATGGTTCGACACGACCGAATGCGTCAACTTGGGCAAGTCGATGGACGCTCTCTGGTCTCACCGAGACGTTTGGCACAAGGGACTGGAACTGGCAAAGGACTGGGCGCAGAAGAACGATGCCGACCTGACGATCCTGACCGATGCTCCGCGTATGCAGGTGCTGAACATGATGGCGATCCACAGGAGGTTCGTCCTCTTGTCGGAGATCTTCGATGCCGGACCTCGGTCCGTCATGGAGGCGCAGTTGTCGGGATGTGAACTGGTGGTCAACGAAAACGTCGGATGGTTCGATGAGCCCGTACCGCAGTTGCGGAAGCGGATAGAGGCAGCAGACACGGAGTTTTGGAGGCTCGTATGCGAGTGATGGTGACGGGATCGGCAGGCTTCATCGGCTCGGCGGTCAGCAGGGAACTGAAGAAGGATGGCCACAAGGTCGTTCCGTTCGACCGGCAGCACGGCGACACTGTCGAGAACTCGAATGACGTCTTCAACCAGATGCGCGGGTGTTCTGCCGTGATCCATCTGGCTGGGGTTCTGGGAACGGCGGAACTGTTCGACGACCCGTATGGAGCCGTGGATGTGAACGTCAATGGCACGCTGAACGTCCTGCTCGCCGCACGGAGCAATGAGGCGCACTACGTCGGCATCACGATGCCTCAGGTCTGGGACAACGTGTACCAAGCAACGAAGGGGTGCGCCAAGACGCTGGCATCTGCTTGGCATCGCCACTACGGCTTGCCCGTATCGCACGTCCGGGCGTTCAACGTCTTCGGCCCCGGTCAGAAGGTGTATGGCGTCCAGAAGATCGTCCCGACGTTCGCCACCAAGGCGTGGCGCAACCAGCCGATCCCGATCTGGGGTGACGGCACCCAGACCGTTGACATGGTGCACGTGGATGACGTGGCGAAGATCCTCGTCAATGCCTTGGAGCATGGCAACGACGACGTATTCGACGCAGGTACGCGCAAGGCCATGTCTGTGAGGGAGGTGGCCAACCTCGTCATCGAGCGCACTGGCTCGACGGCTGGCGTCGACTACCTTCCCATGCGACTCGGTGAGCACGAGGCGAAGATCGTGGCCAGCGGTGAGGGCTGGGAGAAGTTGTGGCACACGCCTGAGTTCGAGATCGACCGCTTCAACGAGACGGTGGACTACTACAAGGAGACTCGGCGCTGACGCTGAGGCCAGAGGAGAGATGGCGCATGACTGAGATGTGGCCCACCGAGATGATCAGTCTCGACACGGTGGTGGAGTACGAGGACAATCCGAACGAGATGTCCGACGACATGTTCTCGGCCTTGGTGGAGGAGATCGCGGAGTCGGGCTGGCTGGTCCCGATTCAGGTTGCCGGACCGGACCCCGACGGGACGTATCGACTGATCGGTGGCCACCACCGCAAGAAGGCGGCGCTCGTCCTCGGCATGGATGAGGTACCGGCGATCGTGGTCGACCCGGTGGTGTTCGACCGGGACCGACAGGAGATTCAGGTCGTCAAGCAGAACGTCCTGCACGGTGAGTTGAACCCGGAGAAGTTCACCGCTCTGTTCAACAAGTTGGCGCAGAAGTACGACGCCGAGGTGCTTCGCCGGGAGATGGCGTTCACCAAGGGGGATGCGTTCAACAAGGTGTACCTCGACGCCAAGAAGGCGCTGCCGCCCGAGATGCAGGACAAGTTGGAGGAGGTGCGCAACGAGTTGAAGACGGTCGACGACCTCTCACTCGTGCTCAACCGCCTGTTCACCGACTACGGCTCGACGGTGAAGTTCCACGCAATGTTCTTCTCGTACGGTGGCCGGGAGCACGTCATGGTCCAGTTGACGGCTCCGTCCGCATGGCACCGGATCAAGGCGTTCATCGACTGGTGCGTCGAGAACAAGGTCATGGTGGACGAGCAGTTCATGCAGCGGATGGACTGGCCCAAGGACATGTAGAGTCGGACTGCCGACCAAGTAGACCGGAAGCCCCCGAGACCTCCATCGCTCGGGGGCTTCCTCATGTCCGAAACCTGTCGGAACCCTTGACATGAAGGCGACGAGAGTCATCCTCTAACTACCAAACCTCTACTGAAGGGCACTGCTGATGGACGACGACGACTACAGGGAGATCGGAGAACGCATCTACTCGATCCGCGAAGAACTGGACGACTTGCGTCGCGAGGTTACCGACGGTGACGACGAGACCCTCGCTGAGATCGACGAAGCGATCCGGAAGTCAGAGATCCTCGTGCGCGAGGTGAATGTCGAGCACCTGCATCAGGTCGTCATGGGGATCAGGACGACAATCCGGATGGGATGGGTTCTTGCAGCGATGGTCGTTGGTATCTCGCTCACTGGTGTCCTCGCCCTGCCGTACGCATGGATGAAGATGCTGGCGATCGCGACAGGAATCGCTGCCACGGCCACGGTCGTTTCGCTGAATCAGCGTGACATGCGCCGCCGAGACGTGGCGATCCAGAAGTTGAAGATGGCTCGCAGGGAACTTGAAGCACTGAAGGCGGAGTCGTGAGCACGGACATCGAGCCGGAGCACGAGATCCGCCACCTCGAACGACAGTTCCGAGACGCAGTGCTCCGGATGATCTTCTGGGCGATGTTCTACCTCGTCTTCGTGGTGGGAGAAATCGTCGCGATGTGGATAAAGGAAGGCCGGTCGCCTTGGTGGTTGCTCGTTCTCTGGGTGTGCTGCTACTGGAAGGCGTGCATGGTGTTGCAGGAACGGGTTGTCGAACGAGCAGGGCAGGCCAAGAAGTTCAAGACCTTGCGCGACGAGAAGAAGGCCGAGAGGTGAAGACGCGCTACGGCATACCGATGCTGCGAGTGTCGGTCGATCTGATCGACATCACGGACTTCAAGTGGAGTGCCGAAGAGATGTACCAGATCCCCGACGTCCGGGGATCCGTGTACCTCGTGACACGCATCGAGGTAGCCGAAGAACTTCGGGGACAAGGACTGGCTCGTCAAGCCGTTCGAACGCTGCTGGATGATGCTGATGCGGAGAGTGTGAACCTCGTCCTGACATGCCAGCCTGACGGATCGCACAAGTCGCTGACACACAGCCAACTGAAGGCGTGGTACGAGCGTCTGGGGTTCGTCCAGTTCCAAGGCGACTACCCGGAGATGTACCGAAAGCCCCAAGTCCGTAACCCTTGACATGAAGACGATGAGAGTCATCCTTAAACCCTCACCACTCCACACCGGAAGACGACGAAAGGACAGTCAGATGGACCTGACGCAAGAGATGGCGGATGAGTTCGCGGGGTACCTGAAGGACATGAAGGAGCGGGAGTTCTTGGAGGACCCGGAGAACTGCGACCTCGCACCGAACATCATCGCGGTCGACTCGGAGGGGACTCCGTTCGTTCACTTCTCGATGGTCGGGGTGGAGCGCGAGGAGATGCCTCAGATGTACGCCTGCGCTGCCGGGGCGGCTGAGTCGTACGTCATGCATGTCGGTGAGGCATACATGGTCAACAGCAAGAAGGAGATGCCGAACGGACCTCAGAACCTCGAGAAGCGCTTCGAGGACGGAGAGGAGGGCGTCTACGAGTGTGTCATCGCCCATGGGATGGACCGTTCGGGGAACGTCGTCCACATCACTATGCCGTTCAAGAAGGAGAGCGGTGCACTCGTCTGGATCGAAGACGAAAGGCACGTTGACTTCATCCCGAAGAGTGCGGATTCGCAGATGGGTGGCTTCATCCCGGACACGCTCGCTTGGGCCATGAGTCTCCCGCAGCCGAGGGCGGAGATGGAGCGGATGTACGGCTCACTGTTCAGCGACATGCCCGACCGGGAGAAGGAGGTGCACTGCGCCATCGTAATGGCCCGGTTTGCCTTGGAGGCTGGAAAGTCTGTGGCCTTCGCGTTCCGCAGCGAAGAGGAGCAGCAGATGGTCAAGGAGTCGATCGAACGGCTCGGGAACGAGAACTGGTCCCTCATCGAGTTGACGCGATGAGGGTGTGCGTCACGGGTGATCGCAACTGGCGTGACGCTGCCTACGTCTGGAACGTGCTGGACACGGTGCTCGACAAGTTCGTGATCCGAGACAGGGTCTTCGGTGTGATCACCGGACTGACCGAGGAGTTCGTCCTGATGCAGGGCGAATGTCCGTATGGGGGAGCCGACAAGCATGCAGCGGAGTGGGCTTACTCGCGCCGCGCGATCGGCGTTCAGTCGCTACCGTTCCCAGCCGACTGGAAGCGGTACAGAAGGGCTGCTGGTCCAATCCGGAACAAGCAGATGATCGAAGAGGGCAAGCCAGACCTCGTCATCGCGTTCCACGATGCTCTAACGAAGAGCAGGGGAACGAAGAACACCGTTGATCTCGCGACTGCGGCTGGCCTCGACGTCTGGCTGATACGTCACGAGGACTCGTTCGACTAGGAGGTCGAATGCTCGACGTGAAGACCCGCCCCACGCGGTACAAGTGTCCGAACTGTAGTTGCCTGTACGAAGAGCAGGATGAGGCGGCGACGTGTTGCGGGTGGGAGTACACGGAGTCGATCACACTGTACGAATGTGCTGGCTGTGACAGGAAGTACAGCGACATCAGCGAAGCACGATCGTGCCATGACCCGGACGACCATGAACCCACCATTTCGTACTTCTGCGCTAAGTGTGGGGAGGAGTGGTCTGAGAGTGACTACGGGGAGGAGGCACGGCAGGAGGCGATGTTCTGTTGCGTCGAACTCGACGAGACGGATGGCTTCTCCTGCGACAACTGCGGTACGACGCACGAGACCCGCTCCGAAGCCGTTCAGTGCTGCATCGAGATCGATGAAGTTGAAGCCTTCGTCTGCGCCTGCGGAGAAGAGTACGCAACCAAGCGAGAAGCACTCGACTGCTGTGAATAGGAGGACAGATGGCGCTACTGATTGACATGCCGTACCCGCTCCCACCGCTGGTGATGACGACCGATGGGATCGATCGCCATTACGAAGCAGTGCAAGCGTTACGAGAAGAAGCCGATGCCCTGCCGGACGATGAGATCGTCGGCAGGGTTCTTGCTTTCCAGCGAGGTGATGGATACGCCCTCTACCTCGTCGTTCATGAGGACCCGCTGATCGTTCAGTGGCTCCCGTTCATGGACAGATGGCGTGTGGAGGATGCACTGATTCGAGGTCTCACGGCAGAAGACGTTCTCGCCAAGGCGCGGGAGCGCAGGGCTCTCCGAACAGCGTTCGGTGACAGGCCGTGATCGAACAGGTACGTCTTGCATGCGGATGTGTGATCGGCATGTCGGACCACAGGCTTCGCCGCGCACTGGCGAAGGGGACGGACAAGAAGGCCGACTGCGTCACTCACGGTCGGCAGAAGATCGACAGGAAGGTGGAGTGATGCGTCCGAAGGATGTGGCCGATGGGCCGACGTGGATGGTCAAGTTTGCATGTCCCACATGCGGAGCGAAGCACGACCGGGCTACCGAGGCTGGGGATGACGGCCACTCACCCGAACCCGGCGACGCCATCATCTGCTGGGACTGTGGGGCCACGAACATGCTTGGCGACAAAGGCGCGCTCGTCACGATGCCGGATGATCGTCGCGAAGAGATGTTCCGAGACCTTCCGCACATCAAGACGATCGTCGAGCGCCTTCAGGCAAGGAGGCGGTGATGTCGAACCTACTGGCGATCGATTGGGACTACTTCTTCCCGAGTCCGATGGAAGGAAGTCCAACGACTGGGCACGACATGTTCTTCGACTGGGGTCACTACGAGAACGCCTTCATGATCGAGCGCGTCTGGCCGCATCGTGCGGTGGCCTTCGTCGGCAATGACCTGCCGCTCCCGATGGTGAACGACGAATGGAAGTCCTTCCTGAGCCGCTTCCAGTTCACTGACGACGTCGTGTCGTACTACTCGGAGTCGAACATGCTTGCGGGAGGTCTCACTAGTCCTGACGGACAACCGTTCGAGTCCGTATGGCTCTTTGACGCGCATCATGACTCGGGCTATCACCCAACCACCTTGGCCGAGTGGCAGGCGACAGGACGGTATTCGTGCGAAGACTGGATGCTTATGCATGCTCAGGACGGGTCTGAGTTGCATGTCAGGCACCCGCGCTGGATGTCCGACTGGTCCCAGCCGTCCGTCAAGGACGTGAAGGTCGACATCGATCGCGATGACTTCGGTTCGCTCGACGTTGTGTTCGACACGATTCACCTGTGCCGTTCTGGTGCTTGGGTGCCGCCATGGTGCGATGAACAGTTCTTCGAGTTCACCGAGGCGTTGCCCGGAGATGTCGAGGAGATCGGGTCGTACGCAGTCGTGCCTCGGGAGTTCGACATGGAGAACGTCAGGAAGATGCTGGCCGAAAGGCAGAAGATCATGGCGATGGCCGAGGGGACCGATGCCTGACGAGCGATACCCGACGATCGAGGGGCCTGATGCTCTCGTCGAGACGGAGCGATGCAATGTCGACTACTTGCAGTACGCAGCAGATGCCCAGCAGCAGGCGGCATGGTCCGACGATGAAGTGATGGAGCACGTTCGCACGCTGAGGGACGAGGTCGAGGAGCACGCGAAGACATGGTGGCGCAGATAACCCTTGACATGAAGGAGATGAGAGTCACCCTTTAACTACCAAACCTCTACTGGAAGGCAGCAGCAATGGCACAGCCCACGCCGGACTGGTTCAACGACTTGTCCACGGAAGACCGAGGCCGAGTGGAAAGCATCGCTGAGATCCTCGGATACGCAATGCAGGATCACGCACTGGTCATCGCCCGAGGTGAGTTCCGTGGTGACAACGTCCGGGCGATCTGCGTCAACTTGCCCGACGATGACGACCCGGACCAGTCGCACCTCCACCCGGTCGCCATCCTCTTGCCGCATGCATGGGATGACGACCTCATCCTTCTGGATGCGGAGAGGGAGGAGAAGGCCCGTGGCTAAGCGCGAGAGGGTCGGACAGGCCACGATCATCGCTGACACGGACGTGCAGGAGGAGGCGCTGAATGAACTCAGCGAAGACGACAAGCGCCGCATCGCCTTGTTCCCCGTGGTGCTCCGTACCGCAATGGCGACAGGGTCGGTGGTTGTCAGTCCCGCAAGGCTCGACGGTCGCAGGGTCCTCGTTCTCGGGGTGACTGACGAGCCGAATGTTCAGCCCGACGAGAACGGCGAGATCGCGTCGAGACCACTGATGATTCTGAGCACGAAGAACATCGAGGATCTGTTGGAGTTCGACAACTAATGGGCAAGTTGGGTGCACCGACCGGCCTGCACCGGGCGGAGGTCGCCGCGTCCTATGTCCGCGACTCGCTTCTGACGCTCGACGGCATCGACGACGTCCTCATCGCAGGCAGCGTCCGCAGGCAGCGTCCGGTCGTCAGTGATGTCGATCTGGTCGTAGTGACTGATGGCGTGATCGATCTGACGCAGTATCGGGGATCGCTGGACGACCATCGGATCGCATTCACGCCCAAGGGTGGCGTAGCACTGATCGAAGGTGTCCGGGTGGAGTTGTACCTCGCCCCTCCGGGCTGTGCAGGGGCGACGCTTCAGTTCGTCTCTGGACCTGGGTCGCTCAATGTCTGGCTGCGATCGTTGGCCAAGAACAAGGGCTGGAAGTTGAGCCAGTACGGCCTATACGACGGTCACGGCAAGGATGCCGTTCGCCTCGATCGATCGACTGGTGATCCGTACGCCGATGAGATGAGCATTTTCGAGGCGCTCGGAGTCGACTACATCGCACCCGAGGACCGTGATGAGTGGCGTGACAGGAAGCGATACCGGAGGGAGGGGGAGTGATGGAGACGAAGCACATCGTGGCTGTTCTGATCGTCTTGTGCCTGACGATCGGAGGAGTGGCCGGAGGCATGGTCTTCGCAGGCAGCAAGGCGAACGAGCGAGAGAACCAACTCGGTCGACAGTGCATCGAAGTCGGCGGCTCGTGGGTTCGCCATACAAGTGGACCGCAGTGCATCAAGTGAAGGAGGACTGATGGCGAGCGAAAAGGTGAAGGTCCCGGAGCCCGTGAAGCGTGAGTCACGGATCTGCTTCGGGATCTCGTGGTTCAAGACCGAGGAGGAGGCTGACAAGTACGCCAAGTACGTCCGAGACCGGGGATACACGTACAACGGCGGCTTCTTCCACGGCATGCCCTGCGGTCGCGACAAGGGGTTCGACCGCGTCGATCAGGAGCATGGGCAGTTGTATGCCGTGACGGACTGATGGAACTCATCCCGGTGGGTGACCTCGAACCGAGACGGCTGTACCGCATCCGCTCACGCAACCTCGCCGTTGGAGTGTGGGATCCGGTCGTTCAGGGATTCATCGGGATCAGAAAGAAGTTTGGGTTCGAGTACCTGTTCACGGAGTACCACTGGGACTACAGCACGGTGTTCGGGACCGTGCGTCAGATGGAGCCCATGGAGCACGTGGTACCCGACCATGTCGACATAGTCGAAGGGTGGAGTACCTGCGAAAAGTGCAATCAGCAGACCGAATGGGTGCAGACGCCGCCAAGCCTGAGAACTGGCACTTGGCACCACATCGCCAGAGGTCTCGATGACAACCACAAGGTCAGTCCGATGCACGTTCAAAACTCGGGGCTGTTCGACTGGATGAAGCCGTTCCATGACGCTGAGACCGAGACACGACCGGATGAGGCGAAACCCGAGGAACCTCGGTGAAACCCTTGACCCTGAGACGATGAGAGTCACTCTTTACTTACCAACCAACCAGCCAAGGAAGGGCAGCGGGGCTATGGCAGAAGGGCAGTGGATCGGGCGTTCGCCGCACGGTCCGGTGGTGTCGTTCCCAGCAGCAAGAACCGAAGAAGAAGCCCGAGTCACAGCATGGGGGGCGTACGGCGACGACCACAACCTGTCGATCGAATGGAGCGACCACCCCGACACGGAGGTGCTGCTCTGCGACTTCGACTCCAACCCGTACGTCGTGGCGGAGTTTCACACCAGCGAAGAACTGACGCGCACTGTCAAGAAGGACACCGGCACGACGATCCACGTGATGGACCCGGTCTGGACGGCTTGCTTCACCTGCCGTGATGACTTCGTCCGTGGCGACTTGGAGTCGATAGCACGGCGCTCGGCGGTGATCCTCGTCGACCGGTTGGCCAAGGATGGTCGACTGGCCGGACGCAGGGATTTGCTCATTGAGGGGATGAGCCAAGAGATTCTCGCACTTCACCGTGAGGTGCGAGAGAAGTGGGACGGAAGGACCGTTCCGCTGATACCGAAAGGTGGCGAGTAGATGTCACTGGACATCCACGACTACGAGAAGACCGGCCAGACCGTCAAGAAGGACGACCCGGCCCAGAAGGTCCTCATGGAGACGCTGGCCCGGCTCGGCGGCGACCTCGTTCAGGAGGACGCGCTCATCTACCGTGGCAGGCAGATGATCCTCCCGGAGACGATGGCGGGCAACATCGACGGTGCCATCCGGTACCTGTCGGACTACCAGAAGCAGCAGGAGCAGGAGCACCGCTTCAACCGGACGTTCAACTATCGTCCGAACGACGGTGCGCATGCCCTTCAGGCCGCGCTGAAGAAGATCTTCGGCTCGACCGGCGTCGGGCGGTACACGCACACCTTCTTCTCCTCGACGCCGCCCGAGTTCATCTCGGTCGACGTCGGCGTCAACGAGCAGGCGCAGGTCCCGTGGGGGCAGGTGTCGTTCCCGCCTCTGGAGGCGACGCTCTTCCTCACCGAGAAGCAGGACCCGACGCTCGGGCCGCTCTTCCACCTGCTCGTCGACTGCCCCCGCAAGTACCGGGGTCACGTCGAGGGCCTGTTCATCGCGATCGAGCAGGAACTCCGCGAGAACTCGATCTACAAGGGCAAGGCGATCGACGGTGCGACGAAGCCCGGCTTCATCGACCCGTTCCGGACGAACAAGAGCCGGGTCGTCTACAGCGAGGACGTGACCCGCCAACTCGACGCGAACATCTGGGCGCTCATCGAGCACACGGACGCGATGCGCGAGACGGGCCTCCCGCTGAAGCGCACCTGCCTCGTCGAGGGACCGTTCGGCACCGGCAAGTCGCTCGCGGCGACGCTCACGGCCCAGAAGGCGATCGAGAACGGCTGGACGTTCGTGTTCTGCCGTCCCGGCGTCGACGACCTCGAAACCACGATGAAGACGGCGAACCTGTACGCCCCCGCCGTCGTCTTCTTCGAGGACATCGACGTCGTCGCGGAGCGCGGCGACAGCGACACGGTCTCGCGCCTGCTGGACCTGTTCGACGGCATCACGAACAAGGGCTCGGAGATCATCTGCGTCTTGACGACGAACCACGTGGAGCGCATCCACAAGGCGATGCTGCGTCCGGGTCGTCTCGACAGCGTCATCCACATCGGCGCTCTCGACGACGCCGGGTACGAGCGCCTCATCAAGGCGAACGTCCCGGAGGCCATGCTCGACCCGAACACGGACTACGCGCAGGTCTCGGAGGCGATGACGGGGTTCATGCCCGCCTTCGCCAAGGAGGCGTCGGACCGTGCCATGAGGTACGCGATCTCGCGCACGCACGGGGACACGAACATCGTCCTCTCGACGCCGGACTTCGTCGACGCGGCGAACGGCCTGCGACCGCAACTCGATCTCATGGAGGGTGCGGGCGAGGGCACGAAGAAGCCGACCCTCGACGGCGCGTTCCGCGACGCGGTGCAGAACGCCACGCACGGATCGCAGTTCACGGACCGGGACGGTGACGCGATCTACTCGCTCACGGTCGCGGATGAGGAGCGCAAGGAAGCGCTCTACCACTGACCCGGCTCGCCACCGGACGCCGGGCGGGGTCGCAAGTGCGGCCCCGCCCGGTTGATCCGCCAGACAGGAAGGATCGCCATGGGCGAAATGCCCGAAGAGTTCATCGCTCAGGTCCATGCCGACATCGACAGGATCATCGGCAACCGCGATCTGATCAACAAGATGGAGGCGGCAGGTCTCGTCTTCGCTGACCCCGCGTCTGACCCCGACGATGACGAGCGTGGCTACATCATCACCCCCGATGGAGCAGACGCAATGTTGACGCTGCTCGGATTCGCTCGCATGACGGCAGGCAACGGGGGACCGCTCCCGGAGTCCGTCGAGAGGCTCGTCAGTCAAGGAATCACTGCCGCGTACGTCATTCGTCCACTGCTTCAGAAGGCATGGCCTCACTACCCGGAGATGAACCAGTGATCGTCGACGAACGCGAGCCCTTCGGCTTCGACAGTCCATTGGCTGGAATGACTACCGGCCTCATCGAAGGAGTGTTACGCCAGTTGGCCTCCAAGTCACAGGGCATCGCGCTCGTCATGACCGACGTCGGAGAGTTCCGGGTCGAAGGATTGGGCAGCGTCGTTCGAGTCACCGTGGAGGCCATTGACGGTGGCTCGCCCGCTGAGACCGAGACACACGGAGGACAGGTATGACACACGTACCGCCCGGTGACCCACGCTACGACGGATTTCGCGTCGAGAACATCTGGCTCTTCACAGTGATCGACAAGGACGACGATCAAGAAGGCATCGCGTCATTCCGTGCCCGAGGGGTCCAGTGGCCGCTTATCGCGTCGGATCCGACTCGTCGAGATGACTACATGAAGATCGCGAAGCAGATCGCTGCGGAGTCCGAGACGGAGGTGATTGTCAGTCGAATGTCAGTCCGTACCGAAGAAGCCCGCATCTCTCCGGATGGGGAGGTCACGTACACGAAGGAGTGATATGCCCGATGACTCAGGTGTGTATCAGTCGAAGGACGCCCTCCGCGTCGACAGGTTCCACTGTCTCGGCGGGAAGGAGGTGCTGGAAGCCTCGATCGCTCCGGTGGTAGTTGGAGTGTTCGAAGGGGCGCGGCGCGGCCAGCGAGACAGTGCCCACACGGTCATACCGGCTCAGTACGCCATGCAGGTGGCCGATCAGATCAAGGACAGTGCCAAGGAGGCGTTGCGATGAATGAAGACGAGACGATCGGGATCTTGATGACCATGAGGGGTGATCGATTCCATCCGCTGCTTCACGTGGAGGGGTCGAAGCAGATGCGCTGCCCGATCTGCCAGTCCTCCGTCATCGTCTCGCCGTCGGGAGTGAAGTTCTTGGAGGAGAATCCCAACGCCAAGATGATGTGCACGACCTGCGGAGCGAACGATCCCGAACTGGACGACGCTCCTGTCAAGGCTGTTCCGGGCGGCTTGGGTGACTTGGCTCTGAAGATGGGCCGTGATGAGGCGGAATCGTTCGTCGACTCCATGGAGGATCTCCCCTTCGGGCTGGTCAAGGACCTGCTCGACAGGGGCGGAAAGGACGAGACATGAATGGCAGGGAGGCTCGCGAGGTGTATCGCAAGGGACGAAAGTTCCGGGTCGTCCGAGAGCAGTGTCGCCTCAGCGGAATGACACCCATCGGTCCCGGTGCGCATCAGGGGTGGGGTCAGCAACTGCACCTCGGTGACGTCATCGAGTGTGAGGGCTTCAGTATGGGCTGGGGATCCGACTCGATCCCTGTGGTCAAGTGGAAGACCGACGAAACGGTGACTGCACGCGCCCAGTTCGTCCAGTTCGTTCCGTCCAAGGGGTTGTGGGAGCCGTACCCCGATGACGACTTCGTCGAACCGGTCGAGGAGGAGTGATGCTCGATCCGTTCGTTTTGACTGGGGAGGCGGAGTCCATCAGGCAGATCGCAGAGCAAGCACGCCCGCAGGTGCTTGAACTGTTCCCTGACGCTCAGCGCATCTATGGGGGCTGGTCGTTGAAGGTTGAGAACGGCCATCGCCTCGATATGTACGTCATGATCTTCAACCTCCGACTGGCCGAGTCGAAGGAGGATGACTGGATGACGATGGGTCGCTACTGGTGCTATACGCCTCGGAGCATCCCGGCTGTTCCGCTTGCGGCGGCAAGGGCGTGGACGATCGAAGCGCACACGGAACCTGTCGCATGGGTGAAGTCATGGGACCAGCGATACAACGGAGAAGGGCCGGTGAAGCCTCGTGTCGGTGGATGAGCAGTTGATCCGTTCGCGACTCAACCTAGATGTCGTGGAGAGGGCCGTTGGGACGCCTCGTGAACTGTGGAAGAATCGATGCCACGAGATTTCTCTCGCCCTGCTGAAGAGTGATGCCTTCGTCGGAATCGATGCTCGCATGGCTCGTGGCTTCAGCATCCAGATCACCAGCCAGCATTCGTGGATCGTTCTGGGGAAGGACGTTTTCGATCGCACGGCACTGGTTGTTGATCCGACATGGTCGTCCACCGTGATGAACGCACCGATGATCAGTTACGCACGGAACTTCAGGTCGCATCGTCCGCATGGATGGGGAATGCTGACCGAGTATCCCGAGTCGGGTGGGGGACCTGAGGTCGAGATCAAGGGGATGACGAGCGAGACTGCCGAATGGGTGGAGTTCGTCCGCATGACTGTCGACGGACCCCTGGACGTCCGCTTCTGGTGTCGCTTGTTCTCCGGTCCGCTTCAGGGATGGCCGAGTCGCGAACTGGTTGGTCTGGCGGCGGAGATGCCCGAACTGCGGTTCGGCATCCCAGTTGACGTAGTTGGCATGTTGACCGATCTCAACCCGAACGGTCTGTACCTCAGAGACTGACAAGGAGTCAGTGATGGCAAGAGAAACGATGGCGAGCCTTCAGCGAAGGTTGAAGGATGCAGAAGGCGCTCTGGGAGCAGAGAAGCGTCGAGCCGATACTGCGGTCCAAGCGTTGACCGACTTGAAGACTGCTGTTCGGGAGAAGGCGAACGAAGCCCTCAATGCTGGTGATGTTTGCGAAGAGATCAACGACGTCTTGGAGGAACTTGGCATCGACCGTCTGGATGGACCGATCGAGGCGGTCATCGAGATCACGCTTCACCTCGACAGCCCGTCTCCCAGATGGATTGAGTATCTCAGTGAGCACAGCAACCTCGACGCTGCGCACATCAACGTCACTGACTTCGGACTTCGTCTCGACTACGAGACCGAGGAGTACTTCACGAACAGTGGCGACGGTTGGATCGACAAGGTTCGACTGAAGGACATCGAGCGCATCGACAACCCTTGACATGGAGGCGATGAGAGTCACCCTTTAACTACCACTCCTCCATAGAAAGGCAGCAGCAGGTGAGACCGTTTGAAGTGCTGGCCATGCAGGCAGACTTCGTCGAACGCTTCAAGGACGAACGCTTCACTGCCTACGTCGAACGCTGTCATGAAGCACTGCTGAACGACGTCTATGACCTCGACATGCCCAGGCGCTCGCAGACTGTCGAGAAGGATGCGCAAGCATTGACTGCCGGGCTACATCATGCGCTGCAACGAGCAGAAGCCTTCCACGTCAATACAGACATGTGCGCGCTCGTTCAAGCAGCATCGCTTCAGTTGGATGACGATGATGTTCACGACGAACGGTTGGCCCCCAGCCTGACTGGCATCGTCCGACTGGATGTTCCGCTTGAAGTGAAGGACGTCCATGGTTCGATCTTGAAGATTCACTGGATCGTATGGAGCGGTACGGTGGTTGAGCAGGGGGTCGGTCTACAGGTATCCGCATGGAATGACGACGATGACCCTGACGACACGGCCATATGGCAGTACAGACCGGAGGACGAACGGGAGTTCGTCAGACGCGTCGTTGGTAGGTGGAACTACACCGGCTCGTTCGTCATGCTCAACGGCGAAAGGATCGGCCCCCCGACCATTGCGGGCACGGCGATCCCTGAGCCCATGCGTCGGAGGTTCGCAGAGCGGAACGAGACGCCGAACCTCGAATCGGTCAACGTACCTCGATACCTGCACGCGCTGTTCTTGATGCTCAACCAGACGATAGTCAGGACGTCGACCCATGAGCCGAACTCCAAGGAGCGTCGTCGACTGAAGCGCATGCCCATCCCCGGCAAGGTGACGGTGATTGAGTTGCGCCGCTCGGAGTACCCGGATCGGGAGCCCGGTGAATCGCACGTCGAATGGAGCCACAGATGGCTGGTGCGGGGGCACTGGCGGTGGCAGCGGTGTGGCCCCGGCCTCTCTGAGAAGAAGCGCGTCTGGGTGCACCCGTACGTCAAGGGACCTGAGGACCGACCGCTCGTGGCAAGTCAGAGAATCTACGACCTCAGGAGATGAAGACGATGACGCCGACAGAAGGAGGCGCACATGGCTGACGACATGATCGGACCGGGCAAGTTCGTCACGAAGGTGACGAAGGATGTCTGGCCCGAGGTTCGACAGCATCACGGAAGGCAACGACTGGTGCAGGAGACGATCTGGACGATGATCCGCAAGGACTACGTCAAGGTGCCGAACAACGTCGACCTGTCGCGAATGAGAAACCCGGAGGTTGACCGCAGGCCATGACCGTCACGTATCTGCCCCCGATCACGTCGTCACATGCGCAACTCGGGGAGTCGCTTCTCAGGGAGGCGGTTGCAGAAGGACCGGGGTATGCACGCTCCCGAGTTGGCACCCGGTGGCACATGGTCCGTTCGGCGTATGACGCCTTGCGGGAGTGGGACGACGAAATCGTTCGTCTGTACCAGTTCTGGTGCGGGCAGTCCACGTCAAGCCGGAGGCGACCGTGGATCGCAGAGGCCCCGCCAGATGAAGAACCGGTGTGCGGCACGTGCTACGGGCGATCTGAGGGGGCTCGCAAGGAACGCGAGGACTTGTTGTTCAGTCCTCGCGTCGAACCGCCTCGCATGTGTCCGGGGTCCCGCAAGGAGTGGTTCCGCGAAGTGCCGAACCAGCGGGTCGTGCAGTGCTTGGTCTGCGGCCAGTACGTCAGGACGTCAGGAGGGGGTGGTCCGTACAACCCGACGTGGGGGATGGTGGCGCACGCGCCGGGGGTCGACCTGATCGAGCCGTGCGAGTTCCACGGCTGGAAGCAGTTGACCATTGCGAAAAGTGGAGACGAAGACGTCGTGGCCTGTCGGTGCAAGTGCTACAGGCCCGGCTCAACAGAAGGAGGATGGTATGACTGACCCGTACGTCGTGATCGAAGGTGGAGTCGTCCAGAACGACCCCGAGATCCCAGTGTTCGACCTCGACGTCCTCGACAGCGACCTGCCCGGCTTGGCCGTCTGGGACGAGATCGTGGACCTCAGGGACCGAATGAAGCCGTACCCGGCGCTAAGGAGATATGTGGAGGCGTGCGAGGAGTGGATGGTCGAGCACGGCCAGAACGATCCGTCGCTGCGCCACATCCCGGAGGCCCCTCAACACAAGCCGGAGTGGTGACATGAGGCGCATCGAAGTCACTCTCACCGACGAAGGTGACCAAGACGAGCCGTGGATCTCTGCGGCGTTTGAGATTGACCAAGACGGCGAGTCGGGCGACATGTTCGCCGGATCGTCTGGCTCGACCCCGGCTGAGGCGCTCCGAGCCTTGGCGGACGATGTGGAGGCAGCAGAATGAAGACGATCTGGCGGTTCGATGAGATGGTGAACGGGACCATCACGGTCAAGGTGCCCCGAGGCGCGTACCCGTTGCCTCATGTTGCCAAGAGCGACCGCTACCCGGACGTCCTGAACTGCATCACGACGTGGTGGGTCATTCCGGACAGTGACGCTCCACTCGTCGATCAGTCGCTCGTGGTGGCCGGTACGGGCAACCGACTGCCTGATGCCATTGGTGACTACCTCGGCACGGTGCCGATCGGTCACCTTGTCTGGCACGTCTTCCGGGCGTGGGTGGAGGAGCCGTTCTGATGGAGCACGTGACAAGCCAGTGGATGGCGGAGTATGCCCCGAAGGTCCGAGCCTTCATGGAGCAGCACGGCAGGCCGGTCGAATGGCTGGAAGACCGATTCGGAAGGCACGTGTCGACGTATGGCTGGAACGACTTCGGCGCATCCAAGCACGCTATGGAGTGTGGGGGCTGGATTGTTCCTCGGGGGTCCGAATGCAAGGAGGAGACCTTCTCCCAGTTCACTGACACGAACCACTCGAATGCCATGGAAGTCGGGGTCAACGTCGACGGATGCCACTGCCGCTGCGGAGAACTGAAGGACGTCACGCTCCGCTGGAACGGACCGATGTCCGACATGTTGATCAAGGTGCTGGAACTGAAGCGACCGCAGGACGGCTGGGTCCTCTAGCAGATTCAAGTTCGTAACCCTTGACATGCAGGCGGTGGAAGGCATTCTTTAACTACCAACCTCAAAAGAAAGGCAGCAGCACTGATGGGTAAGAAGAGGCCCGCTCCCCGTAAGGCAATGCGAGTCGCGGAGAAGGTGAAGATGACCGTCGCCACCCCGACCCCCGTTGCGCCTCGACGGGTGAGTCTTCTGCCGCACGCTGAGACCGAGGCACCGCGATCGGACCGCAAACTGGGCGAGGTGAACTTCGTCAAGTCATCGATCCCGAAGACCGTGAACTGCTCGATCTGTGGAGCGGATGCGTTCGCGAAGGAGTCGAACTCGCCCACGTTCGCTTGGTCGGGCGTGAACCTCGTGGCCAAGGAGGTTCACGGCCACGTTCACGAGGATGAGTGGACGCTCTGCGGCAAGTGCACCAGCGTCATGCTCGAAGCACTGGCTGCCGTACCGGGGCCGGGTGACCGGTCTTGACGAAGATCGAGGTCGAGCAGCACAGGACGTCGAACAAGTTCCTCGAAACGTACGACGCATGGGTGTCGACCTGCACCTGTGGTTGGACGACGGGGCACCTCGGCGGTCAGGACGAAGACCGGCGCGAGGCGGCTCGACAGGCAGTACAACACCGACTGGAAGCGAAAGGACTCATCTGATGGTCGAGAACGTGGCAGACGTCATCGTCAAGGAGGCGATCGACGGAACGGTCAAGAAGCCCGAGCGGTCGCCACGGCAGGCTTCTGAGAACCCGAACTCGGAGGTCACGACGACGCAGGGGCCGCGCAGTCGCCACTGCGTCAACATGGACAGGCAGGCGGATGTCACGCTCTACCTGATCCAGTGCGAGTGCGGCTGGAAGTTGAACCGCTACGTGCGGTACGACGAAGGGCTGGGCCAAGCGGAGAAGCATCTTCGCAAGGCGATCAAGAAGGTGGCGGCATGAGCAGGGCGATCCTGATGGCGAACCTTCGGGAGGATCAGTTCCTCGACCCGAACGACTACGGAGAAGTGACCGTCGGGTCGGTCGTCTACGTCGTTCTCCATGATGACACTCAGATCGTCGGGGTCTACGGCGAGTCGAACGCAGGCGACGGAATGATCATCAGCGACCTCTGGATACGCTACGACAAGATCCGAGCGATGCATGTCGTGTCCGATCCCGATCCCCGTGAACGGATGATCGAAGACATTGCCCGGAAGATGTATGAGGGGGTACACAATCAAGTCTCTTGGAACAGAGCGTCGCTTGCAGTGAAGCAGGGGTTCCGTCGAAACGCTCGGGTGGCCGTTGACTTCATGAGCGAACCGCATCCGGTGGACGCGGAGGAGGAGCCCGAGTCGTCCACCGAGTCGTACATGACCACTGCTGACCTGTGTCGCGCTCGCGACTGGACTGTGGGTTCGGTTCTCGTTGGCACCGAGAAGTACAACGACGACTCTGAGCATGAGGACTGGGTCGTCATTACGGCGATCGGTGACGAGACGGTTCTCGCTCGCAGTCTTCAGCATGACGGGGTCAAGCAAGTTGGCCGAGAGGCCACATGGGACTTCTCGCTTAGGGAATGGCGCAAGGCAACGCCGGAGGAGTCGTTGAAGGTGGTGGCGTCCCGGTGAACTGGTATCTGGTGATCGGTGGCGCTCGGATCGCCCTCGGGGATCTGTTCGCAGGTGTCCTCGGCATGGTGATCGCTCTGATCCTCACGGTCTGGTCGTGGCAGGCGCTCCATGTCTGGCTCCAACGCCTCGACGACTGGCGCGACGGATACCCGCAGCAGCCGTTTTTCCCCGGCCTTGCATGGTTGCGACGTGCGCCTGCTCCGCGTCCCGCACTGGCACGGCAGAAGCCGCTGTCGTACAACGAGCAAGCGCTCGTGGATGCGAGGAGACGTGATGGAAGACCTTGACCTGCTTCGCTCTCGGGCGGCGGCGATCGACCCCGAACGAAGGCAGTGGCACACGTGGGACCGTGGCATCGGGTATGAGGTGCACATCGGCACCGACTGCAAGGACGTGAAGATCACGGCGGAGACGCCAACTCCATGGGAACGCTGCGACGAGGTCAACGACGAGTTCCGGGAGACGTTCGCTAAGGCCGAGGCGGAGTACGTCGCTGCCATAGACCCAGCGACGGCGATCGAACTGATCGACCGGCTGAAGAATGCGGAGGCTGCTCTGGCCCGCATCAAGGCGTTGCACTCCCCGAACGCACTCGGTGACTGTCGAGAATGCATCACGGCCAGCAGCGATCCGTACGACATGGACTGGCACACGGTCGAATGGCCTTGCCAGACGATCGACGCTCTCGGGCTCACGGAGGACCCGACATGAGGGCACTCCTTGCGCTCAGGTGTCTCGTGATCGGCCACTGGTGGACGGTGGAGGTCACCGAGGAGGAGACGCCGTACTCGAACGCCTTCCTCCTGCACGCAGAGGTTGTCAGGTGGCGAGTCTGCACGTACTGCGGAACGCGTAAGCGCATTGGACTGAGGAGGATGTAGTGACCGATCTGACGAACCGGGCAATGCAGATTCTGCTGAAGAACTCGTGCCAGCGACAGTGGCTCGAAAAGGACGGCTGCTACGTCTGTCGAAACCCGTCCCACGCCACGTACATGTTCGCTGACGGGGAGCAGGACTACTGCAACTTCGCGCTCAGCCATGGGCTGCCTGAGACGTTGGGCGTCATTACCGACTTGGCGTACTGCTTGGAGACCATGAAGGAGATTGCCGATCAGTTGGCCACGGAGGCTTCGCAGATGGAAGAGCCTCCCGAGTCGACGGCCATGGCAACCAGCGCAAGCCATATGGAGAACAGTGTTGCTCGGGGGAGAGTGATCGAAGGGAGACAGGTTCGACGCATGGTCGCCGGGCTCATCCGAGTCAGTCTCGTTCCGGAGGTGACAACTCAGTAGGTGGCGTAGTTCTTGAAGATTCAGCACGCAAACAGAAGAAAGGCAGCAGCATGGACGGATGGGTGTATGTCATCATCGTCGTGGCGATCGCGATCGCAACGGCAGTCACGGCAGGAGGGGTGTACAAGGCCCGCGAGGAGTACCGCGACAAGAAGGCGGCGTGGGACGCTCTCCCGGAGGGCGAACGCAGGCGCATGCTGGGGTACGGAGGGGAGGCTCCCTCTCCACCGCCCGGTTCGATCAAGGGAGTCCTCCTGATCGGTCTGGGGTTCTTCTTCGTCGCCACGCTCTTGGCGTCGGTCACGTTCGTCGGCAGCAGGACGATCGGCATCCAGACGCAGTTCGGCGTCTACACCTCGACGATGGATCAGGGGTTCTACATGAAGCGCCCGTGGTCGACGGTGGAGAAGTTCACGACCCGCATCCAGACGGTCGAGACGACGCTGAACGGAGACGAGGACGAGGACAACGACAGCAAGCACGCCATCCCGGTCGCCTTCGAGGGTGGTGGCAAGGGATGGGTGTACGGCATCAGCCGGTGGTCGATCGCCAATGACACCAGTTCCGGTGGAGCCAAGGCCCTGTGGGATAAGTACAAGGACTTCGACACCGTGCGGGAGACGTTGGTCTATGCGGAGACCCGCGACGCGTTCATCAACGTGGCGAACGATTTCGCGCCGGAGGACGCCATCGCCGCTCAGGACGAGATGGGCAGCAAGGTCAGGGCGAGGTTGGAGGAGCGACTGAAGCCCTACGGCGTCACGGTCGACTCGGTCTCGATCCTGTCACTGCCGCTCAACGAACCGACGCAGAAGGCTCTGGATCGGATCGTGGCCTCCGAGGCGAACATCGCCAACGCCGAGAACGAGTACCAGCGGGCGCTGAAGGATGCGGAGACTGCCAAGGTCCGAGCGCAGTCCGGTGCGCTCAGCGATCAGGGCAACACGCGGTACTGCTTGGAGATGATGAACGCTTGGGACGTCGGCAAGAACGGCCCGCTCCCGGCAGGGTTCACTTGCGGCTCCGCGTCCGACCTGACCAAGACGCTCAGCGTCAACCCGACGCCATGACAGGTGACTCCGATCACCTCGTGATCGAACTGTCGGAAGAGGGGCCTCGTGTCGCGCACGCGATGTTGAAGGACCTCAGGTTGTCATGGCCCCCGCCAGAAGAACTCTGGTTGATCGAGACCGGGGGTGAGTATGGCTGGATCGGCACATTCGACCAGATGAATGCCGCCACCTTCGCACCCTTGGACGACCTGAACGTCACGCCACTTCAGCGCATCTCGCACTCGAAGATCTCCGACGACGACATCGCCACGATGACCCACGTGGCACGCGGAGCCCTGTATGTCCCAAAGGAAGGAGACAGCCCATGAGCGGCGAGTATGACGACGACCGCTACGGCATGATGCGTGTCCACATTGCCCAGCGCCGTGGTCAGGAGGCATGCAGGCGCTACACCCGCAACGCTCTTCGGAACCATGCCAAGTCCAAGGGGTTCAAGTTCGGTCGTCTGACCAAGATGAACATGGCTTGGATGATGGCGCAGAACGGCCTCATCGACTCGGACGGCTACCTGCGAGACGGGTTCCCGGAGGTGAAGGTGCCATGAGTAGCAAGGAAGCCACCAACACGGCGGCGCATCTCGCGTCACTGGCTTTGATCGCCGGAGATGCTGCCACGGTCGAGAAGGTCGCGAAGAAGATCGACTTCGCCTTGGCCGAGGTGTTCGACGAGGCGGTCAGGGAGGTTCTCGACTGCGCCGTCCGAGACGACGACGGCATCACGCTGCACTACGACTGTGCAAACCCGTACAGCACGGACTTGGAGTACGACGACGATCTCGATGGTCTTGCGGCTGAGATCTACAACATGAAGGCCCAGTCGCCTCAGGAGATGACGCCTCAGCGGTGGGCTCGGATCAAGCGTAAGTTCCCGCAGTCCGCACGGATCTGCCGTGAAGAGGCCGAGATGGAGGATCTCGATGACTGACATGTTCTGGGTTGAGGCCCGCGACTCCGGGGATGAGCAGTGGAAGCGATCCGAGAAGCCCTTCATCGCACGGGAGGCCCGCAGTCGAATGATCAGCATGGCTGCTCTGATGCTCGGCACCGGCTGGAAAGCAATCGGGATGAACCGCAACAGCATCACGGTGATGAATCCGGACGACGTCGCAAGAAAGACGCAGTTCCGGATGAGGAAGGCGGCGCAGCATGGTCAGTGAAGCGGCTGAGCACAACCACGTGACTCGGGATATCGAGCCACCCGGAGCATGTCCGGCCTGCGACATGTACCACGAGTCGCAGAACGTCGGGACGCACGCAGAGCAGATCGCCGCTCTTCGCGCAAGGGTTACCGAGTTGGAGAAGGCCCAAGGAGTCACGAATGACGTGCTCCGCAGTCTTGTCGACACGGTGAACCAGCACATGGATGCCACGGGGCATCTTGGCAATGCGGTCATCGGCCTGATGGAACTGGTCGAGATGATCCGCCAACCGGAAGGAGAGTTATGAGCGAGACAACTGGACTGGATGTCAAAAGCGGCAGCGAACTGCCATTCGTGATCGGTGAGTACGTGACCATCGTGACGCTGGCTCCGGCCTCCGTGTCCGGCAGAGTCCTCTTCGCCACCATAGGGTTCGTGCGAGTGCAGCGGACGATCAGTTCGGGCACCGGCAGCCCTGCCAAGTACCGCACGATCGACGTCCCACGGGCCAGCATCAGCAACGTCATTCGCGAACACGAGGGGACGCCATGAGCCCCACGGAGAAGTTGGTACCGGGCGTGAACGTCGACCCAGTGGACATCGAGGCTGGTCTCGTGCTGGCCAACTCGTTGGGGTATAGGACGAACGGCGAGATCTCCACCGTCTACCGATGCTTGTCCATGTGGGCCGAGGGCGAGGAGGCCAAGGCTGACTCTCTGTTCGCTCAGACGTTCAGGCATGAACTGACGGTCTGGCGACGCATCCTCGCGCACGCCATCGTCAAGGGGAAGGAGAAGTTGGCGCAAAAGAAGGAAGAGGAGGCGGTGATCACCGAGATGACCAAGCCGTCTGTCGATCCGCTTCCCGGCACGCCGTGGGAGGACTACCCGAAGGAGACGCCACGGAGGCGACCGCATGAGCGGGTGTTGGATGCCATGTTGTCGTTCGACTGTGGGTACTGCGGAGCGGAGAAGAATCGTACCTGCAAGACGAAGGGCGGAAATCGACTCTCGTACCCGCACGCTTCCCGCTACTGGCAGGCGTACGACGCCGGATTGCTTCCACTCTCGGACGAAGCAGTGACCGCGCAGGAGATGGATGGAAATCGTCCACCCGAAACCGCAGCCATGCCGCGCTTCGTGATGACCAAGAACCTCCGGATCGACACGTGGCGGGAGCACTTCCTAAGCAATGGGAAGCGTCCTGAGAACTCGACGTACGCATCGATCTTCGCGGAGTTGTCGCACTCGCGGCTGTATGCCGATCACTTCGGCAACACGTCCTACTGGGTCGGAGTTGTGGCAGTCACGAGCAGTGGGGAAAGCAAGGTTGTCGCAGACGTCGGACCGTTCACCACCGCGATTGCAGCCCACAGTTACGCGGTTTCGCAGATCGGGAGGACCGATGTTGACACCCCGGCAGGAGCAACGGTCTGGTACATGGGAGTCCCGGTAGTGGTGTGGCGCTACATCCGCAAGTTCGACGACCACTGCGGCCCCACGATCATGGCGACTGTCCAGCGGTACGACTCCGGACGGAAGGAGACGGACGGGAAATGGTGCCTCACGGTGTCGCCACGTCCGCAGGTGTGGAACGAATGGGTACGCAACCTGACAGAACCAACCACTATCTAGCGTGTACGGGCGGCACAGGACCCGTCAGTCCCCGCTCTCCATAGACCAAGAGGAGAACTCCCCATCCCCCATGGAAGGAGGCGAAAACAGACAGTGGGAGGATGCGTGCGGAAGGTTAAGGAATAAGAGGAGAATGAGGCGGAAAGACGGGCGAATGTGCACCCACTACACCCCTGAGTCGTGAGGCGATGAGATGAAAAATCCGGAGGCGATCTAGATGAGTGAACCGCGCACCCGACGCTTCGGCGACGAGGTGGATGGTCTGCTGCTGGACCTCGCTGCCAACCTCGGGGTCACGCCGGGAGTGGTGATCCAGATGGCGGTGGAGCAGTACGTCGGCTACCGCTCACGCCCCGACCAGATGCACGTTCCGGAGACCGGGCCACCGTCCGTCATCGAGGAAGCGACCCGCGATAGTATGAACAATGAGCACGCAGAAGGCCCAGCGGCCCATGAAGCACCCGCGCCTGCTCGCACCACGCGCACTGTCGACCCGAGGTCGTATGACCCGCCTCAGATCGATCCCCGAGTCTCGGCGGAGGGCATGGTGGACACGGGAAGGATTCGGATTCGACAAGGCCCCGCGCCACGATGCACCTGTGGCAAGGAGCAAAGGTCGTGGAGCCCCGCGAGCCCACGGTGTCAGACCTGTGGCCTCGTGATCTAGGTGAATGCTTATGTTTGAACCCCGGAAGTGCCAGAAAACACGGGGTTAGACCCGAACTGGCCAGTAAGTTGAGCACGACGACAGAGGAGAAGGCAGCAATGAGTGACCGCAAGACCGACATGGTGGCCGTTCAGCAGCGGTGGCCCCGGCAGACCCGCGACCGCCTCCGCAACTTGGTCGGAGCCAAGAGCATGGCAGTGAGCACGCTCGAAGCCATCGAGAAGTGGATGGACGAGCACGAGGAGCAGATCCGAGCGGACCGACGGGCCAAGCGGGCAGCCGAACGCGGCAAGACGACGACGGTTGTTGAGGAATCGCAGGAGCAGTCGCTGTCGCAGAAGCAGTCCGATGCTCGGGTGAAGGAGTCGCAGCGCCAGAGCAGCGAGCGTGGAGGCGAATCGACGGAACCGGTGTCACAGCCGCTGTCCGTGGTGATGCCAGACACGCCAGAGTCTGTCGAAGCCAAGATGAAGCAGGCGATGGGTGTTGCTCGCATGGCGCAGGAGTCGCTGCGTGTAGAGCAGCGAGTGCAGTCCGATGGAGGCGAGGCGTCTGATGCAGCCGATGGCAGTGCAGAGCAGCGAGTGAAGTCTGGTGGCGGCGAGGCGGCGGTGTCAGCCGATGCAGAGCAGCGAGTGAGTCGGCGAATCCCCGAGGCGCAGTTCTCAGCCGATGCCAAGGAGGAGCCCGGCACGGTGGAGTCGGCGCATGTCGTCGGAAGCAGTCCGTTCGGTGGCAGCACGACCGGCTGGTCGTCGGCGAATGATGTCCGGCAGGCGGTGCTTGACCGCAAGTGTCCGGCAGACGGCGGCCCGGTGCTTGTTCGCACGAAGACGAAGGATGGCAAGAAGGTGCTCGTCTCGGTGAACTGCCGCACTTGCGACTGGGCCTGGCCGGTTGCCTAGCCGATGTTCGGTGCCTGTCAGCAGGTGCTGAGTCCAGAGACCGCCGCTCGGGGTAGTGACCCGTGCTGCCCCGAGCGGTGAAGATTCCAGCCGATACTTGCGGCGAACTCTTGACATGCCGGTCATGTGTGATCCGCGACGTAGAACTTTTTCGAGATTCTTTTGGTGACGAGAGAAAACCCTTGACACTGAGAGCGGACCCGTGTTTATACTTAATCATCGGAAAACACCGAGGTCACCAAGAGGGTGGCCCTCCGAGAGGTCGCAAGAGAGCGACAGACAGGAAGTGCATCATGAGCGTTTCGACCCAGACCCAGCCCGCCCGCAAGGCCAACAAGGGGATCCAGGAGAAGTGGGCCGTGCGCGGCCTCTTCGACGGCAAGATCACCGAGTTCGGCCCGTACGACACCAGCGAGAAGGCCGACAAGACGCTGCCGGTCCTGACGGACGCCGGTCTCACGAAGGCCGAGGTCGTGGTGATCTACACGTGCTCCTCGGTCACCGAGTTCGCCCGCAAGCACACGCCGAAGAGCGAGACCTCGCCGGTCTCCCCGGCCCCGGCGAAGGACGAGCCGAAGCCCGCCGCCCCCAAGGGTCGCGGTCGCGGTCGCCAGTCCGCGAAGGGCTGAGCCCAGACGTCCTCCGCCCGGTTGAGCAGTCAGCCGGGCGGAGGATGCGTCGCTGGCACAAGTGACGACGCACAGTACGTAGGGACGATCGCCAGTAGTCCCTGCGGCATGTGAAGTTGGCGCTGAACAACTGAATAGGCATCGCCGCCCGCCCGACCCGGAGGGCGGCGGTGCTGTGTCCTGAGCAGCCCGCCGAGCGCTCCTCCCCTCAGGAAGTAGAGCCGTCCAGAGGCCGTCCAGCGTCGCCACCGAGCGAGGGTGCGAACCGAACCCCATCCTCCTAGGCCCCCTGTGCAGAGCCATGCAGAAACTTCCGATACTTGCCCGAAACCCTAGACACCGCGAGCGCACGAGTGTTTATACTTAAACATCGGAAAACACCACCAGAGAAAGGCAGGACCCCGAGATGGACGCAAGGACCCAAGCGGAGACAGTACTCCGCGAGGTGGCAGACCCCGTGGTGGTTGACACTGCGGCCAAGATGGCGGACTCCGGCGAGTGGCTGTGGCAGTGGGATCCGCAGCACGAGGACGTGGTCGGGCTGGTCGAAGCGGAGGACCGGAACTCGGCGGTCGCGATCGTCTACGTGGGTGCGGGGTTCGACGGTGAGGGCGACTTCGAGACCAACGCCGAGTTCGACTCACTGATCGGAGCGCTGTGATGGTGGGCTTCCCGAGCCAAGAGGCTGGCCGCACCAAGGACGACATCGCTGACTGGGTGCCGATCAACGAGTTCGAGTGGCCGGAGCCGGGTGGCCTGTTCGAAGTCACCTGCAAGAACCACCCGACGGCGGAGTACCTGACGAAGAACCCGTGGTCGCGCAGCCTGCACGCGGTGGGCATGCCGACTGACGAAGACATGGCTGGAGCGCCCCGCTCGGTGACCGGTGAATGCCGGTGCCCGTTTGACCATCTGGTGGTGGACCCGAAGTCGCAAGACTGATCGGAGACGACGGCGGTGCCTGACGGTGCCGCCGTCGTTGCTGTAGTAGGTGATGCGCCAGAGCAGCGAGTGAGCCGAGGTGTGGTGGAGGCTTGAAGACCTCGCAGAGCAGCGAGTGCGCAAGAGCCTCCAGCCGTCATGACGCCTTCGGCGGTGCTGTGACCCGAGCAGGCCGACCTGGCTGCGTCAGTGCTGAAGCATCCCGACGAGCGCCCCTCACCCTTGGAGTAGGTCGCGCCCAGAGGCCGTCAGTGGTCGCCACCGAGCGAGGCGCAGAGTTGACGCCGGGGATACTTGGGGATACTTGGGAGAAACCCTAGACATGAAGGCGGTGAGGGCTAAACTTTAACTATCGGGAAACACCACCAACGAAGGGAGAGGCAGATGGAGACCAGGCTGTGCGGAGGTTGCGGGCACGAAGCCACCGAAGACATTTCGGAGGCGAAGCCGGTGCTGCGAGTCCGCGACACCGAGACCGATGAGGTGCTCGACCTTTGCGTTGAGTGCCTCGGCGCGAGCGAGGGAATGGAGGTGCTCTGAGATGGAGAAGATGGCGGAGAAGATGGCGGCGGAGGACGCCGCGTTCGAGGCTGCGGAGGCTCGGGCCGAGGAGGTGTGGGTCGGCGGCAGCAACGACGACGTCTGGGAGGCGGTGTTCGCCGAGGGCTCGCTGGTCGCAGGTGAGTTGCTCCCGAAGATCGAGTCGGACCCGGAGTTCCGGGTGGGAGACCTGACGCACGCGCAGTGCGTCGAGGCGATCGTCCGGCGCTACCCGTTGATCGGCGGTGGTCGGTGATGCCGTGGAGTGAGGAGGCGTCGATCGGGCGCTGCGAAGACTTCCCGTGCTGCGGCCACGAGGCGGGTGACTGCTCGGGCCAGTTGTACGGGACCGACGAGGAGATCAAGGAGCGCGTCCGGGCGCTGATCGAGTCGGGCGACGACGACTGGATGTTCTTCGAGGACGAGCCGAGGCAGTGGTGAGCGCGCAGAGGTTGGAGGCCGACGCGAAGGCGTGGTGGTTGCTCCGGGGCGAGGAGGTCCAGTTGGGTCGGGAGATCGACCGACTGTGGGACCTCGCGGACGCCGACCCGGACAACGACGACCTGATCCGGTCGATCGATGACAAGGTGCTCGCCTACGACTTGGTGACGGTGACGATGCAGCGAATGCTCGACCGCGACCCGAGGCTCCGCGACCGGATCGACTCCCAGACCCGCCCGTGGAGAGCGCCGGTCTGACAGCCTGCCGCTTCGGCGGCGGTGCTGTGACAGTGTCGCGCCCGAAGAAACTTGGGGAAACTTCTCGATTCAGCGGAGAAACCCTTGCAGCAGGTGCGGTGCTCCCCTATACTTTAACTATCGGACAACACCACACCCGAAAGGAGGAAAGAAATGGACCTCATTGGATTCGGAGACACCGTCCCCGCACCGGAAACGGCGGCTCCCGAACTGCTCGGGATGCTCGTCGCGGAAGTCCAGGCGTCGGACTCGTACCGCGACTGGATGAATCTGGTCGGTGGCGTCGCCGCCATGGCTGCCCGGTTCGTTCAGGAGAACTACCCTGACCGCCCGGACACCGCCGAACTCGTCGCTCAGGTGGTCAATGGTGGACAATCCGCCATGGATGCCATCCTGATCGCCGAAAAGGGCTGACCGCCCCACTCCACCCGCTGGGCCTCACATCCCAGCGGGTGGCTGCTTGCCGGTGCTGTGACAGCAGCCAGAGTCGCCCCAGCGAGGTGAATGGCGCGAGCGAGGTGAGCGCGGCGAGGTGTCGCTAGTCGTCTCGCCCGTCCAGAGCGCCCAAGAAACTTTCGATTCTTTCCCCGGTGAGGCCGAAACCCTTTCCGGTGCAGCCGGTCTCCCCTAAACTTAAACCATCGGAACACACCACCAAGGAAAGGCAGGACCCGATGAGCGTCAGTATCTTCAGAGCCAAGAGGGCGGACGCGGAGGCCCACTGGGCGGCATCCCGCGCTTCGGACTCCGGCGAGACCGTCGACTGGGAGAAGGTGGAGGCGGACCACCCGTTCCAGAGCGCGGGCTTCGGCACCGGCCAGTGGTACGAGGTGATTCTCCCCGCGCTCCAAGCGGCCTTCGGGCGGGAGATCTACCCGGACTTCGAGAACCCGGTCGAGCCCGAGGTGATCAAGGCGGGCTTCGCCCACCTCCGGGAGACCGGGAAGGTGGAGGTCGACGGCCTCAACAACTACCCGGACGGGCAGGAGTCGGTCGGCCTCACGGTCCTCGCGGAGGCGCTGGACTTCTTCTGGAACGCGGCCGAGGCGGGGGAGGTGGTCTACAAGTAAGAGCCCGAGCCCGGCCTCCCCACAGGGGCCGGGCTCGACTCATGCCGCTGGTGCTGTGACAGCAGCCGTGCGAGTGGAGTGCGGTGGGGAAACATGTGCAGGCGAGAGGTGAACCCTTGACACGAAGGAGCCGTGAACTAAACTAAAACTAAGGAACTAAACAGAGGACCATCACGCGAAATACGCGGCGCGAATCACGCGCCGTGAGTCGGAACACCACGAGAAGGAGAAGGCAATGGGACAGTTCGGAGTACCGGCAAGCAGCCAGACGATCCAGCGGATCGTGGAGGAACTGGTCGCAGACACCAAGACCGGCGCACAGTACGAGAACCGGCACCTCGCGCTGCGAAGGCTCGTCATGGAACTGGCGGAGTACTCGGAGTACGAAATCTGGTCAACGTACTCCGGGAAGACGGAGGACGGGCAGGACGACCCGACGGACCGGTTGAACCGGAAGGCATTGGAAGTCTTCGCGGACTACTGGATTCGGGCGCTGCTCAACAAGTAGGCGGCGATCGCCCCTCGGGAGACCGGGGGGCGGTGCTGTGACAGCAGACGTGATGGTGCCCTCCGTTGAGTGCTCCTCCCACCAGCAAGATGGAGCGCCCAGAGCCCGTATGAGCCCGCCACCGAGCGAGGGTGCGCCTCGAATCCACTCACCCATGAGGTCGAGTGGAGAGCCATGAAGAAACTTTCGATACTTGGTCGAAACCCTAGACATGCGAGCGAGGCGAGTGTTTATACTTAAACATCGGAAAACACCACACCGAGAGAAAGGCCCCCGAGATGGAGAACAAGTTGGCCACTGCGATCCTCGCAAGCCAGATCGAGCAGGACTTGGCGAACCGGGATGCCAGCATCCTGACCATCGTTGAGGAAGACGACAAGGTGGTCCTGATGGTCCATGACCAGATGGGGTTCTGCCACACGGTGACCATTGAGCGCCACCCTGAGGGTGAGGTGGCCTGAGATGAAGTACATCGCTTGCACCTACAGGTGCTGCGAAGACCGGCCTGAGCCGGGCCGGACACGGTGCTCACTGCACCTGCACCGAGCGGAGTCCCCCGCCCGGATCGGAACACCACAGAAGGAGAAGGCAACATGCGTCTGAGCGAACTGATCGCAGCACTCGAAGAAGCAGCGGGCGAGTTGGAGGCCCGCGCCACGAACTGGGAGGGCGAGCACGAGGTCGACCCCGACCCGGAGATCAAGGTGGCCATTGGAGCGCAGTGGCCGACGTCCCACTTGGTCGACGCGGTGGTCGACCTGACGTGGGAGTGCCGAGAGTGCGGGTACGACATGAGCGACGAGGGGCACGCGGAGGACTGCACGCTGGACGGCAAGATCGAGCCGCGTGGTCTCTGGATCAAGACGCAGGACGACTACGACGAGCGCTATGCGCCGAGGCAGGTCTGGGCGTAGCCTGAGCACGAGCCACCTGAGAAGCGCCGAGGCCGGGACGAGCGAAAGCCCCCGGCCTCGGTTGCTGTGACAGTAGGTGTGCGCCGGGGAAACTTGGGGATACTTGTGGTGGAGCGCAGAAACCCTTGCAGCCCGCGAGGCGAGCGGCTAAACTTAAACCATCGGAACACACCACCAAGGAAAGGCAGACGGATCATGCGGAAGACGGAGAAGGCACTGGCAGTCCTCGGAATGACGGTCGGCATCACGCTCGGTAGTTGGGTGGCGAAGCCGGATGTCCAGATGCCGCCCGCACCGACCCCGCAGGTGACGGTGACGGTGCCTGCCCCGTCGCCCATCCAGACGCAGCGGTGCGCCCAGGAGGCCCCGGACACGGCGAAGGGGTTCGACGCCATGTTCAGGTCGCTCCCGCAGGAGCAGTGGGGGGCGGCGGACGTGGGGATCTCGGTCGCTCTTCCGGACGGCAGGTCGGTGTGGCTGTGGGGAGACACCATGAGCACCAGCCGGTTCGTGCACAGCACGGCGATCGTTCAGGATGGCGGATGCCTTCACGTGTCGAACGATGGAGCCCAGTTGCTCCCCGACGACGGCGAGAAGTACTACTGGATCGAGGCTGCGGAGGCTCGCGGCGAGTCGACCCTGTGGATCTGGGCCGAGGAGATCGTGGAGGACAAGAAGGCGGAGTGGGGGTTCCGCTACACGGGGTACAACCGCGTGGCCGAGGTGATGGTCGATCAGGCTGGCGACGTCTCGTTCGTCGGCTGGATCGGTCGAGTGAAGAGGGCGCTGGCAGCGAACGTGGAAGACCTGAAGATCTTGGAGAACGGGCAGATCGCCTACAGCCCGAGGCTGCACCCGGAGTTCACGCTGGCCTCGGGGAAGGTGCTGAAGACAGAGGCGCGGAACTGGACGGATGGGCAGATCCACTCGATGGACACGTACCGCCCGGTCTTCACGGAGGTCGCGGAGTAGTTCGCGGGCCTCAGCACGGCTGGGCGGAGTCGATGGTTGTTGCCATGACGCTGCCTGCTGGTGCTGTGACAGAAGATGCGCCGGGGAAACTTGGGGAAACTTCCGATCCTGCGGAGAAACCCTTTCCGGCGCAGACGGTGTGGACTAAACTTAAACCATCGGACACCACCACCCAGAGAAAGGCCAAGGACATGGCGAGCAAGGCAGAGACCGTCCGTTCGATCCGAGCGGAGTGGAAGGCCGAGACGGGGGAAGATCCCGGCAAGGGCGGCGCGGAAGTTCTCCTCGACCAGATGTGCGAAGCGTTCTTCCAGAAGTACCACGGGTACGAGTCGAAGCCCATGGCGATCCACGAGGACCGGCGCACTGCGGAGTACCTGAAGTGGCAGTGGACGGGCGAAGAAGGAGCCGTCCTCCGGGGACTGATCGAAGTGATCGACTCGGGCGACTGCGACTGCGGGGCTACGGCGGCTTGCCAGAAGGTCGCGGCTGCCAAGAAGGTGCGTGCCTGAGATGGACGTTCGGAAGGCAGCCCGGATGGCGGACGCGGAGATCGTCAAGTGGCTCGGCGGCGGATGGACGCTGCACTGGTCGGAGGCGAAGTCGGAGTTCGGACGGTGCGTCAGCGGGAAGCAGCAGATCTGGCTGAGCAAGGTGCTCGTCGCCCTGAACGACGAGGCCGAGATGATGGACACGGTGCGCCACGAGATCGCGCACGCGCTGACCGACATGGAGTGGGTGCGCAACGGCGGACGGAGGCCGGAAGCGCATGGCCCGGAGTGGCGGCGCAACTGCTTGGTGGTCGGTGCGACGCCGAGCCGGTTGGCCTCGGGGAAGACGCCGAAGGCCAAGTGGACGGGGTACTGCCCCACGCCGCTCTGCGACGGCCAGACCAGCCGCCAGACGCTGTTCAAGGGGGCCAGGTCGCTCGCTTGCTCGGCCTGCTGCAAGAAGTACAACGGGGGTCGCTGGGACGCCCGTTTCGTGTATGTCTGGAAGGAGAACCGATGAGGTTGACGAGACGCGGCAAGGTCGTCGTCGCCACAGCATGGCTGACCTGCTTGGTTGGGGTTGCTGCTGGCTGCACCGACATGGGGGAGGCGTACGAACGCAGCACGCCTACGGCGACCCCAGTGCAGGAGGAGCCAAGCCCGACGCTGGTCCGGGAGTGGTGCGAAGAAGACGAGGCGTGCTGGATCGGATCGCCGGAAGATGACCGCAGGGGCCGTGAGTTGCGGCAGGCCATGGTCGACGCAGGCTGGAAGGGCGTCGGCAACGACTGCCTTGCCCTCGTGACGCGCACGCGCACGTGGGAGCGATGCTTCGACGGAGGTGACGCCATCGTCAGCACGCGCCAGTGGTGAGCGCAGGCCAGCCGGACGCAGGGTGACCGGCTGGCGCTGTGGCAGCGGCCCCGTGAGCGCAGGCGAAACTTGGGGATACTCGGCAGAAACCCTTCCCGCCCAGTCGGTGCTGGCTTATACTTAAACATCGGACAACACCACACAGAGAGAAAGGCCAAGACCATGGGAGACATCGCAGTGAGGCTCGGCGGATCGGTCATCCGAGACTATGACCGCCCGGTTCGCTTCTCGAACTCGAAGTGCTGGATCTGCAACGCGACTGGCCGCAAGGCCCTCGTCGAAGAAGCCACTGCCGAGCAGTGCCTGATCCGCAAGGTTCCTGCGGGGGCCAGCCTGTGCGCGGAGTGCGCGTTCCTCTCGGACGAGGAACTGGCCGAGGCCGAGCGGATGGTCGGAGAGACCGAGCGGCTGGCCCACCAGCACAAGGTGAACCTCGACCGGGTGAACGAGTTCGAGTCCGAGGTCGAGAACATCCGCCAGTGGGACCGCGAAGAGAACCTCTGGGGTGGTGCCTGAGCCACCTCGCAGACGTCCCGATGGGCTGGGATGAAGTCGCAAGCCAGCAGTTGGCCCTCTTGGTCGAAAGCCCCCCCTGCCGACCAAGCCAGATCCGGGGAAGACTCGGTGCCCCCCGCCGAGATGGGTCTGGTCGCGCTGGCTTGTGCAACGTAGTATCTGGACTTGGCGAAGTCAGGCCAAGGAGGAGTGGTGTCCTCTCCGGCGTCCTACCTGCCACGAGTTGCCTTTCACGTGGACTGTGGGCCGAGCGTCGGCTGCATGGCCCCGGCGTCTCTCGGAGGATCGGAGACGCCGGGGCTCTTCCAGTTCGGAGTCAAGGAGGAGCGATGGCGAACGCTTGGGCAGTGCTGTGCGCGAAGGGCTTGGAGAAGTACGGGGTTCAGATGGAGTGGCCCGCGCTGGTGGCGCTCTGCGAACGAGTGCTGGACATGTGGACGGCGGGGTACGAGGCGGAAGAGATCCAGAAGGAGTGCGGCCTGTTCGGCGGGCTGGCGTTGGAGGGGTTCCAGAATGCCGCAGCACGGGGCTACGACCCGCGCTTGCAGCCAGTGCCACAGACGAAGCAGTCGGGGAGCCAGCCCTGAGCGCCTGACCGAGCGCTCATGAAGTGCGCCATGAAGTGCGGTGTATGCGAGTTCCCATGCGAGAGGTGTATGAAGCGCTTGTCGCGAGAGTTGCCAGAAGAGACGACCCCGGATTCGTAGGGGCTACTCGCACGCACGCAAGCCCAGCACGATGCTCGTCACTGCCTCGCAAGTCATGCACGTCACGCACGCACGTACGTTAAGAATGATCGTCATGCAAGTACGTATGTAAGTACGTCAAGATCGTTAGTACGTAGTACGTCAAGTACGTACGTAAGTCATGTACGTCAAGACGCAAGTCATGCACGTTGTTTATGTATGTCATGTACGTACGTAGATCGTAGATACGTAGGTAGTACGTACGTACGTCGTCATGTCATGTACGTAGATCGAACGTTGCATGCTCGCACGCAGCACGCAGGATGCCAGCACGCAGCATGTCCAGACAGATGGACGCAGGTTGCCAGATCGCAACAGCCTTGCCCAGCCCGGAACAGCCAAGACAGATCGCAGGCAGGTCGAACGCAGCCAGTGCAGGCAGATCGAACGCAGGCGGATCAGACTGACCAGATCGCAACAGTCTTGGTTGCAGGTCGCTGCTGTGGCAGAAGCGCAGGCGCGTAGTGAGTCGCCGAAGTGAGCGATGCAGATGCGCGTGACACGTGGAGCGAGTGTGATACGTCCGGTGAGCCGATGGAGGCTGTTGCTATCGACGGTCAAACGAATCCCTCCGACCCACCCAACGACCCATGACACCACGACTCGACCCCCCTCCCCCCTCGATCCTCCCCGTCCCACTCCGCAAGGTCCCATACGGCTCACCAACCCGGATACGGCCCCCACTACCCCATACGTCCGTATCCCTCTAGAACAGGGCTTCACGACACCGACTCCGAAAAAAATCCCTCGGAACTCGATCCGAAAAATCCCCGAAGAACCCCGGTCGAAAAAATCTCGCGACGCTTCGCGATGGAAAAACTTGGGGACGGGGCGGGCGGAGGTTCCCGAAATATTTTCGGCCTGCGGCACGGGGGAAAGGGGGTACGAGACAGGAGCCTCTCGGTGGGCAATACTGGGAGGAACCAAGGAGGGGCTCATGCCACAGCGGATGGTCATGCGGCAACATCGGACGTCTCGGGCACTCATGTATGCCTGCATCGCGGGAGCCGGTCTGGCGACCCCGTTCCTCGATCTCCCGTTCCTCGAAGACCTCGTCAACGCGACCATCTGGGCTCTCGGCATCGTCCTCATGATCGGAGGGCTGATGGCGCTGGCCGGTCACATCTTGCATTCGCTCGTCCTCGAACGGGCCGCGTACCCGTTGCTCCTGACATCGATGGTCGCTCTGGTTGTCGTTCTGCTCTCGGGCGGCACGGCAGCCCGGACGTTCATCGGCCTCCTGCTCCTCGGGTTCGCCTTCGGCCTGTACGGGCGGTCCCACGACCTTAAGCAACTGATCGAACTGGACGAGGAGATTCGACAGGACATCGAGAGGACGAAGATCCAGACGGAAGGGTTGCTGAAGGAGGCGCGGGCGGCTGATCGTCAAATCCACCGCCTTGGAGAGGGGGAGTGATGGAAGGTTCTGACCTTGTGAACCTCCTGCTCGGTGGCGGCCTCGTCGGTACGATCGCCGCGCTGTACAAGGGGTTGGAAAGTTTTCGTCAGGGGTCATGGAATCGCAAGGACTCGGCAGTCGCGGACTTGGAGCGGTGGAGGCGGCAGGCCGACGACGTCAGGGAGTGGGAGAGCCTTCAGCACCAGTGGTGGCGGGACTACGCCGGACGGCTGGTGTTCATCATCGTGAGCAAGTTGGGCCACGAGTACTTGCCGCCCAAGGAGCCGTACCCGCAGCACCCGGCGACCGAGGGGGAGAAGGGTGAGAGGGGTGGGAAGGAATGAAGGACCCGATTCCCAAGGTGGCGAAGGAGAAGAAGCGTGACGGCGTCGCGTGGTTCGTCGTCGGGCTGCTCATCGCCCTCCTGACTGCCGCGCTGGCGTACGTCTACATCGACGACCGTCGGGATGCGATCAGTAACGCGAGGCAGCAGGCGATCGTGGAGGAGATCCAGAAGTCGCTGCAAGCAGGGGACATTCGTCTCCGAGGTGCGACCTGCTCGTCCACGGGCCATGTGGACAAGTCGTCGCTGACGTTCCGCTTCCTCATGTCGAACGGCGAGACGATCGTCGTGACATGTGTGGAGCGGTAGGGTTGCTGGAAGGAGGTCGTCATGGCTGTCGAGGAGTTCGGTCGCACCCACTCGATCACCGAAGGTCGGGAGAGGGAGATTCAGGCGGAGTTGCACTACGCCGCCACGATGCAGCCCATGAGGGAGCAGTTCACGCACCCGGACCCGCAGCGTCGCTACGGGGAGCGGGAGAAGAGCCTCATCATGAGCAACTACCCGCCGCACGTCGCTGTGGTGAATGCTTTCGACGACCCTGAGTTCATCCACAGCGCAGATCCCGTGGCTCGTCAGTACCGCCGCATCCTCGACGCCCAGCCGTTCGGCTCCGAGGACGACTACGACCGCGTGTTGCCCGTCGTGACGCGATGGACGGTGAACGGGGAGATTTGATGTCGTGGCGGGAGCAGGCTGAACCGGACTTCCACGTCATGCCGTTCGACGACCTCATCGAACACTCGATCTACGATTGCGTCTGCCACCCGGTACGTGAGATGCACGACGAGTTCATCGTCATGAGGCACGTCCCGCTCGACGACCGTCCGGAGTACCGCGCTCGCCACTGAGCGTTTCCGACCGTCTTTGTACAAGGGGGCTGTTACGTTGTCCCCATGCCACGACGTTCACTGGTAGACGCTTCAGCCCACAAGGCCGAGATCGAGCACCTGCTCATCGAGTTGCGATGGGGCTCCCGGACTGTCGCGAAGTACTTGGAGACCAAGTATGGCGAGACGATCCCTGACTCCACGCTCCGCACATGGCGGCAGCGTCGTCTCGACGCCCTCGACAAGAAGGGCAAGTTGCCTGCGATCTGGAAGGAGCCGGGGGATCCGAACACGGCAAAGGGGAGGGTTCAGGCGTTCCTCACGCCCGCCGACGAACTGCCCGACATCGTGACGCGCAGGCTGGCGCTGGCTCGTCTTCAGGAGGAGCGCATCCGGATCGACTCCGAGCACGAGTTCTCCATGGGTAAGTTGTTCACTTCGGGGACGAAGGAGATCGACCTGCTGAACAAGATTTACTCGGACATCAAGCAGGACATGCAGGAACTCGGTCTGTTGCCCCAGTTGGAGAAGGTGGCGGCGACGCAGGTGAACGTGACAGCCACAGGGGGACAGGCTGCCGCCATCAGCAGCACTCCCGTCCCGAGCGACAAGACGCTCGACGAACTGACCCACGGGGTTGACCCGTCCGTTCTGGCGGAGGCCGGGAGGGCGCTCATGCTGGTGAAGGGAGAGGTCAGTGACGATCACTGATGACCTGACGGGCGTTCAGGGCAACGGGTCTCATCGGGCCGCGCTCGCAGCGCTTATTCGCAAGCACCCCCAGTTGGCTCGCTTCACCGAGGCAGAACTGCTCGAAGCGGCAGCAGCGGTCGACATGGGTCAGTGGTCGGAGATCAAGCGGGAGTTCAAGAATGCCGGAGTCCACTGGGAGTGGTACCGCATCGCTCAGCACGCCCGACGGGCTGCCGTACTGGCCCCGCGTGAGCACGGCAAGTCGGAGATCTTCTCGATCAACAACGCCGCATGGCACTCGATCTACCGACCGGGCTTCTGGACGTACATCTTCTGCAACAGCGGCGATCAGGGCGAGAAGATTCTCGCTCGAACGGTCGCAGCGGTGAACCAAGTGGCTCCGCACCTGCTGGTCAGTCCGAAGGTGCTGCACACCAAGGAGGTGGTGTTCATGAACGACGCTCGCATCACCGTCCGTGGTTCAGGTGCTGCCGTTCGTGGTGCTCACCCTGACTTGATCATCGGGGACGACGTGCAGGACGAGAACAACACCGGTACCCAGATGCAGCGCGACCGCCTGAAGGGGTGGTGGTTCGGAACCGTAGGCGGCATGGCTCACCCAGTGACCACGAGGGTGGTGCAGGAGGTGAAGAAGCCTGCTCGGGTGGAGACCTTCCCGCCCACGCGCATCATGCTCGTCGGTACGCCGTTCCACAGTCTCGACTTGCTCATGGGTTGCCGTGACAATGAGATGTACGAATGGCGCTTGTTCGGTGCGGCTCGCGTCGTCAATGACGGTACGAAGGATGACGACTAGACCGTACGTAGTTTGTAGTTTCGGTGCAGCAACGACGCAACAAGGAGCATCATGACAGACATCAGCCTCCTCCCGGACCATCCGCTCTTGGGACGCACGATCGTCAACCTCGACGCTCGGTCCAAGGAGTTCGCGGCTCGCGGAGCGTTCTTCGCCGCTCAGGACCCGCTCATCAGCAAGACGTGGCGCAGGCCGAGGGCTTGGGACCAAGGACAGACGTCACAGTGCGTCGGCTACTCGATGTACGGCATGGCGAACACGCAACCGCTCACGAAGGACATTCCCTTGAAGGTCCGGAGGTCGCACAGCGCGACGGATATTTATGTCTGGGCGCAGAACAACGACGAATGGCCGGGGGTGGAGCCGTCGTACTTTGGCACCTCGACCCTCGCTGGCGTCAAGGCGCTGAAGGAGTGGAACGTCATTCAGGCGTACCGCTGGGGCTTCGGCACCGAGGACACGATCCGGATGCTCGGCTACCACGGACCCGTCGTCATCGGGATCAACTGGTACGACGGCATGTTCGACACCGATGCCAACGGGTTCGTCGAGCCGTCCGGACCGCTGGCCGGTGGGCACGCGATCGAACTCCACGGGGTCAACGTTCAGAAGGAGTATGTCGAGGGGACGAACTCGTGGGGTCCGTGGTGGGGGCTCCGGGGCCGTTTCCGCATGCGCTTCGAGACGCTGCGTCGTCTGTTGAGGGAAGATGGCGAGTGCGTCACGTTCGACATGGTGAACAGCAGTCCGACGGGGGTGGAGTGATGCCTCGCATCCTGACCCGAGAAGAGGTCGAGACGAGCCGTCAGGTCGTCCACCTGATGATGCAGCAGGTGGCACTGGCCGTACGGGATGCCATCGACGCGCGACAGATCGAGAGCCTCGAAGACGTTCCTGTCTGGCTGCTCGACATGAACGACTCGCTGGACGAGATCCCGGCGTCCGAATGGATCGCCATCGTGGAAGAGAAGATCAAGGAGGCGATGGAAGATGACTGAGAAGAAGGTCGAGACCACACGCAAGAGGGTCGAGATGTCCAAGACCATCCGGCTCCTTGACCTCATCGGTCACGACACCATTGCCGGGACGACGGGGTTCGGCTTCCCCGACGAGGATGTCGCTGGCCAGCCGTTCGTCGGCATGCTGTCGGTCCGGACGATCGACTGGGAGGACATGGGCTCTCCCGGTCGCATCACCGTGACGATCGAGCCCGGCGACACGCTCAACAAGACCACGACACGCCGGACGGCCAAGAAGGCGGCGAGCAAGCCTGCCAAGAAGGCGGCGGCGAAGAAGACGACGAAGTGACGACCTCGACTCGGGTGTGGCCGGACGGCAAGCCGAACCGGAATGCTGGAACGCCCCGACTGGGCGGCAAGGTCGAGCGGATCGTGCGACCCGGTCTCGACGGGCTTGTCCGGGTTCTCTGGACGATTCCCAAGACCCCGCCGTCGCTCAACGTCTGGGAGCGGTCGCACTGGTCGGCACGCAACCGCACGAAGGCCAGTTGGGAGGAGTACCTCCGGCTCTACGCTCGCCGCGACTCGGTCCCGCCGTCGGAGTGGGCGTACGTTCAGGCGCAGATCATCTTTCGGAAGGGTGCTCACCGGGACTTGTCGAACTTCGACGCTACGTTCTGGAAGATCTTCCCGGATGTGCTACAGCGCATCGGTGTCCTGTCGGACGATACTGAGGAGCAGATGAGGCGCGGACCGGTCGCTCTCATCACCGACAGGAAACTCATGGGCGTGTACTCGGACCCGCGTCTTCCGGGGTTCACTCGAATCGCCCTCATCGCGAAACCGAAGGAGCATCATGGCTAACGCAGGGAGTTCAGGTGGAACTGCTGGCACTGGGTCCGCTGGGTCGACTGGCTCGTCGTCTGGCGGCGTCCCCACCGGCACTCGCTCGTCGGGTGGCGGAACCGGTGCGGCAACCGGAACCCGCTCGTCGGGGCGGTCCGGAGGTGGGGGCCTGTCCCCCGCAGGCAACGAGGTTGCGGCCAACACCGCCAACGCAATGACCCCCGAGGCGGAGATCGCCCACATCGAGACGCGCCTTTCGGAGACGTCACAGTCCGCCGAGGGCGAGGAGGTCAAGGCTGAACTGAAGAAGCGCCTCCGCTACCTGAAGAGCGCCAAGGGCAAGAAGGAAGCCCGAGCCGCCTACAAGGCTGCGAACAAGGGCGCGGCGGAAGGGTGATCGACAACAGGGTTCGGTCAGCGGTCGTCGAAAGGGTGTACGACGGAGACACGTTGTTCCTCACGATCGACGTCTTGTTGTTCAAGATCGCTGACCAGTCCTGTCGTCTGGCGGGGTTGAACACCCGCGAGATCGGGATGGAGGGAGCGGTGGAGGCGAGGGACTTCCTCCGCTCCCTCGTTCCGACCGGGATGAAGGTGACGGCGATGATCGTTCGTCTCGACAAGTACGCAGGTCGCTTCGACGGTCGCATCTACCGTCCTGACGGCTCGTGCGTCAACGACCTGATGGTGGCTTCGGGGTATGCAGTGCCGTGGAACGGTACGGGGGCTGCGCCGATCCCGCCGTACCCGCCTGTTGTCAACGCTCTGGGCCGATCATCGAAGAAGTGGGAGCCAGCATGACGCAGTACGCGATGGGGAACGAGGAAGAGGAACTCGACCCTGCCATTGCAAGGCTCTTGGAGAACCACGAGGCCCTGTGGCCCGAGCGGTGGCCCATCCGAGCGATCCCCGACTGTGACTTCGACTGCCCGAAGTGCCCGGCCCAGTTGGCGTGCCTGATCGGCAAGCGACGAGAGGTCGGTCCGCTCGTCTTCGACCGGGAGTTCATGTGCAACCCGCGCTCGTCGGTGTCCTCGCTCTTCCCGATCGAGATGTTCGAGCCGATGCTCAACAAGAACTTGCAGTTCACGAGCAGCACGGAGCACTGGTCGCCCAAGTTGCGTGAGGAGTTCGTCATCACGACGGGCTGGGACTTCGCCCTCTCGGAGAAGGTGGCCGCCGACTTCACGGCGAAGTACACGATGGCGTACCACCGGAAGACGCAGAAGCGACAGATCTTGGAGATCCGGCGATGGAAGGGCATCTCGTTCGACCGGCAGTTGCACGAGATCCAGCAGTCGTACAACCGGTACAAGGATGACGTCGTCGTCTTGGAGTCGGTGCTGTTCCAGCGGATCTACCAGAACTGGATCACCGAGCGGACGATGATCCCGGTCATCGGTCACGACACCGGTACCGAGAAGCAGTCGTTGGAGAACGGCGTTCCGTCCCTCCTGCTCGCTCTGGAACGAGGGATGTACGTCATCCCGTACATGAGCGGCATCACCCGAGAGATGGTCGACATCTGGCTGGCCGAGTGCATGGCCTACGGCTGGGTGAATGACAAGTTGCAGGGTGTCGGTGAGCACGACGACACGGTCATCGCTTGGTGGCTGGCGGAGTTGGGCCTGAAGAAGGCTGGCAAGAGCGCCTACGGTCCGGCGTCTCTCGGCCTCAATGACACGGTCGAGATTTGACCATAAGTTTAAAAGTTATGGCGCTCGTCCAGCGTCATGTACGGCCTTCCCACGGGCTGGCTCACAACTCCACACGACCTAGCCCCCCGGCCTGTCTGTTCCCCGAGAGCAACGCCTTGCGGCAGTATTGACACAACCATCACGGATCGGAGCCACGATGCCTCTCATGCCCAACCCGCAGTTGGTGGCCTTCGATGACGGGGCACCTGCGATCGAGGATGCGATTCCCGGCCTGAAGGAGAAGCAGTTCCTGCACGAGATTGCCCAGTGGCAGGAGGCCAAGATCGAGTACGCCTCGGCAGCCGCCTACTACGAGGGCAGTCAGTACGACGGCGAGAACGACGACTTCGCTGCGAAGACCGGTTACGTTCAGGCGAACAAGCGCCTCCCGGAGCACCTGCGCAAGCACGCCTACAGCAGCCATGTTCAGGAAGCGATCGACGTCCTTGCGGACATGTTCTCGTCGGGCATCAAGTTCGACGGCCCGCACTCGGAGTTGCTCAATGCTTGGTTCGCCGAGTTCGACATCGAGTCCCGCACTGACGACTGGTTCCGAGAGGCCCTGATCACTGGACAGTCGTTCGCCAACCCGGTGTTCGACGCTGTCACCGACGGGGTCAATGCTGACTTCTGGAACGCTTCGGAGATCTGGCCCGTCTACAGCGACAAGGACTACCGGCGACTCGTTCGCTACTACCGCTTCGAGACGCTCGACACGCCTGACGGGGAACGTGAACTGACCCACGTGTACGTCCGGGAGCCGATGTACGAGAACGACGACCTCGTGGTCCGTCAGATCGACGACGAGATGGCGATCGTGAATCAGGTCGTTCGCTACACGCTCGACGAGAACAACGAGATCATCAACCGGGTGCCGATGCAGACGTCGGGGTTCGACCTCGTCCACTGCAAGGGGGATGGACGCCGACGCATCCGCAGCATGTTCGGCGAGTCGATGATCACGCGGAAGGTCAAGGGGACGGCGGACCGGTTCAACGCGCTCGGCCAGTTGGGGTTCCGGGTTGCCCGGCAGAACTCGTTCGCCACCATCGGTGTCGTCGGGGATCAGGCGCTCCTCGGTGCTGGTAGTCGGGACGAGACGATCGCAAAGGACATTGCTGACGTCCTTCGCTTCCCCGGTGGCACGTCGCTCCACTCGATCACGCTCCCGACGGACCCCCGCATGATCGAGAGCCAGCAGCGCCTCTTGGAGAAGAACCTCTACCGGGAGTTCGGCCTGACGAAGATCGACCTCGATGACATCGGCGGTCTCGGCACCGTCTCGGGGTACGCCTTGGAGGTGTTGAACCGCAAGGACCGGGCGACGCACCAGCGAGTCCGGAAGAACGCCATTACGGCGATCAAGGCACTCGCCAACCAGATGCTCGACCTCCACGCCGTCCGCATGTCCGAAGGTCCGTGGTACGAGGTGGACCCGAAGGAGGTCTACGACAAGCGCGACGAGATCAAGGTTGTCATCGGGTCGGGCGACATCGTCGACGCCGTCGGTGACCGCGAGGACTATGCGGCCAAGATCGTCTCGCGCCGCTGGATCCTGAGCCGCAAGGGGCTCGGCAAGACGGAGATCGACAACATCGAGAAGGAGATCGAGAAGGAGATGCGGTTGGAGGCGAGCATCCAGACCGACGAGAACATAAAGGTTGCGGATGCCAGCGCGCAGCACGCCTTGCAGGCTCAGGAGATCGCTGCGCAGACACAGAAGGAAATCGCCACGGTGCAGGCTGCTGCACGTCCGCCCGCACAACCAGTACAGTCGACAACGACGGCGTCGTCGTAACCTAAGGAGCACGCAATGGCTGGAACCTTCACCGTCACGGTGACGGACCACGGTGGCGCAACTGTCGCCGGGGCCGTTGTCAAGGCATGGGACCTGTACGGCAACTACGGCGGTGTCGCCACGACGAACGGTTCCGGCGTGGCCGTCGTCTCTGTCGCCGCTGGCACTTACGTCCTCCACGTGGAGGAGATGAACACGTCGATCTACGACGCTCAGTGGGTCGGAGCCCACGGCGAAGGCGTGGCTGACCCGGTCATGGCGGGCCAGTTCACGGTGGCCGAGGCGGGCAACACGGCGGTGGCCATGCGGCTCGAAACCGACCTCCACCTGTACGGCGAGGAGCGCGGTTCCAACGGCTACACGTTCTGGAAGGACACGTCGGCAGGCGGCGCAGTTGTTCGCCTTGCTCCCGGCGAGGAGCGCCGTCCGTTCTCCGGAGACAAGACCGACCCGCTGTACAAGCACGTGCTCGTCGGTCCGTTCCTCACTGCTGCTGCGGCAGCCGCTGCATAAGGAGTCGCAATGCCTGTCGACAAGGAACTGTCTCGCAAGGGTGCGCCGGTCTTCGGCCTCCCTCCGTCGGCGTACCCCGGAGTCGTGCGTAGCCGCTCCGAGATCTACGTCCTTCAGACTCCGGAGGCTCCGAAGCGGAACCCGTTCTTGAAGAAGTACGAGAACCCGCAGGACCCCAACCGGATCAACCGTGGGTTCTACCCGCTGCTCTACAAGCCCGGTGGGCTGCTCTACGGTCGCTGAGTTTTCTCGGCGGGGCGCTAACTGAATACGACCGAATCATGTACTTTGAGACCGAAGGCTTGGCATCGGCACTGACTTTCGAGGCATCCGATAGTTAAGACTTCTGAATGGAGAACAGAAGATGGCACGTCCAAATGCAGGACCCACTGGCGCGGGACTCATCCCGCCGACAGCAGGGGGGCCGCAGGACCCACCGGCAGATCCGGAAGTTGATGTTCAGCCCCCGGCACCCGATCCTGAGGATCGAAGTGACGACGACGTCGACCTGACCGGCCTTCCGCCCGTGGATGACGCCGAAGACCCTGACGGAGAAGACCCCGAGGATGACGACCCTGAGGTCGACATCGAGGAGATCGAACGCCGAGTCGAGGAACGCCTTCAGCGGCGCTTCGACAAGGCGATCACGAAGATCACCCGGCGCTTGGAGTCCCAGTACCGTCAGCCCGACCCCGATCCCGACGAGGAAGAGGAAGAGCCCCCGGCCCCGCGCCAGAGGCAGCGCCCCGCTCCACGTCGCTCGGGAGACAGCATCGCTCTCCGCACGCTCGCACGGGACCGCCTCGCAGACGAGATGGCCACCTCGGGACGATCTGCACAGATCGCCGCGAAGAAGGCGCTCGACGCGATCGTTCCTCATCTGCGAGAAGAGGATGCCGATGAGGTCATCGACGACGTAGTGGCCGCACTCGCTGGTAGCGCTGGTGACCTGATCAAGATCGGGTCCGACCGCAAGGTCCGCCAGTTGCAGGGTCTGGGACTGATCCCCCAGACGACGACCCAGCAGAACGGCGGCGGAGTGACCGGTCGAAAGCGGCCCGATCCCGCCACGGCAATGCGAAAGGGCGCACAGATCGCAGCATCGCGCCACCCACGCAGGAGCGGCTGACAGCCGCCTGAACAAGGAGACCAGCAATGGCTTGGCACCCTCAGATCGAACGGGTCGACGGGGCTGCGGCAAGTGGGCTGACGCAGGAGGCGGAGTTCATCGCATCTGAGAACTTCACTGCCAAGCGTGTTGGCATCACGTTGGACGCATCTCTCGTGACCGCAGACGGCAATGGCGACAAGATCCTTCCGAAGGGTCAGACCATCGGTCGCGTCACTGCCACCGGGCGATACGGCCCCTACGACAACGCGGCTGTGGATGGCCGTCAGGATGCGAAGGGCTTCCTGTTCGAGAGCGTGAACCTGAAGAAGGGCAACGCTGTCACAGGGCTCATGATCGGGGGGTCTGTCATCGCCATGCGGTGCACCGGCCTCGACGCCGCAGCGGAGACGGACCTCGCCGGTTCGTTCCTCTTCCAGTGAGACGGGGCTGATACTCATGGCACTTTGGGAGTTGGAAGAGTTTCAGAACCCGACGTTCCTCGGGTACATCCGGAGTGTTCCGGAGCCCGAGACGTTCTACGGTGGCACGGAGAACGTGCTTCCGAACCGAACCAGTTCGACCTTGGAGTACGAGTACATCCTCGGTGCTGGCAACACTCAGGCGAAGCGCACCATCCTCGCCAACGTCATGGGTTGGGACGCGGAAGCGCCTATCCATGGTCGTCGCGCTCCCGGCGCTGGGGCCGAGTCGACCGTTCGC